CCATAAGGGCGCGGGCAGCGACTCCGACACCGGCGTCGACGACGCGCACGCCTACTCGAGCTGGGAGCGCAGCGGCTACCGCTGGTTCGAGGGCGACATCACCCATTCCAGGTACACGCCTGGCCGCGTCCGCACGAAGGCGGGCGACGGGGTCAACTGGACCAGCAACAACGACGACGTCACGTCGCCGCGGCACTACGACGACTTCGACTTCGGTCCATTGCTCTTCGACGCCTACGGCAGCGGCTCGCGCCCGAGCATCCACTTCGGAACGGGCAAGAGGATCGCGTTCCTCGCCAACCATCACGTCCCCGACGAGTGGGGCTGGTCGGTCTACTTCAAGGGGCTGCGCTGCTTCAAGGATGCGCAGGAGGACGATGGAGTCGGGTCGAACATCCCCGGCTCGCAGTACGACGACTGCGTCTTCGAGAACTTCGGCGTCGTGCTGCAGGGAAACTTCAAGCGCGCCTTCGTCGGCGGCCGCGTCACGGGGAGCGCGACGACCGGGCTCCACGTCGCATGCACCTGGGCCGCGCTCGATGGCGTCACGATCGACGGCAACGGCCTCGGCGGCGTGAACGCCGAGCACCAGGTCTACGGCACGGACATCAACCACGGGTGCTTCCGGCGGCTCATCGTCATCGGATCGATCGAGGCGAACGACTGCCTGCGCTCGGTCTCCTCGCGCTACGTCTACGTCGCGGACTGCGACGTCTCGAACACGAGGAACGCTGGCGCTGCTTATTATCCTGGTAGTAACGGAACTACCTTCGCAGCTTCAACGAATTGGCTCGGCGAACGTCTAATTGCGCGCGCAGGTCTCGATACCGCCGTCGCGATCGACTTCAACCATAATGACAACTCACTCCTCCGGAACTTCAAGTTCTTTGGAGCCCACACCGGAATCGTAATTCGTGGTTATGACTCAACGCATAAGGCGAACGATACACGAATCTACCACGGCGTTTCTTACGATCCTGGAGCGGGGATTCGCAATTTCACGATCGACTCTAACGCCACGGCCACGAAGATCCGTAACATAGTCTTCTACCGTAACGATAATGAGCCGTTCTTCGCTGTTGAAACAGCGTCAACGATCGACATGGATTATTGCTGCTTCTTCCGCTCTGGGGGAACGAATGATGCTGATGATGCGAACTTCTGCGCCGTTGCTGGTGTGACTAAGAGCTTTTCCCAGTGGAAAGCTCTGCTCTCGAACAAAAATGATCAGCATTCATTCTTCCGAGACCCTAAATTCATCAACGGAGGAACTGGTGACTTCAGGTTCCAGGCTGATAGTCCTTGCCTTAACGCTGGCCAGAAGCTCGGTGAGGTTCCAAGGGACTATGCTGATCTTATTCGTGGAAGTTCTGTAGCAATTGGAACATACGAACTTACTTACCAGACGATTCTTCCAGCTGGGATCAATAGAACTGTAAGGACGGTGTGATATGCCCAGCATTATTGTTGGACAGAACTCCTACGTGACCGTCGCACAAGCTGACGACTATCTCGCCGCGCGAATTGATGCGGCTGAGAAGTGGAGCAACTTGGACGACGACACGAAGATTAACGCTCTGATCTCTTTCTTCAGATTGCTCGAGAGGCAGAACTATATTGGAACGAAGACGGGGCTGAATATTCTGTCTTCGTTCGTGATTGCGACGGTAGGAACGGGATACGTCGTTGGCGATGTTCTCACGCTGGTCGGCGGAGCGGGAACCGCAGCCACATTCCTCGTCTCTAGCATCGACGGCTCGGGCGGGATCACAGGGCTCTTGACGACGGATGTCGGAGGCTATACGACCGCTCCAACTGCCCCGGCAGATTTGTCTGGCGGAACTGGAACGGGAGCGCAGTTGACGCCAACGTTCAAGACGCAGACCGCGCTCTGGCCTAGAACGGGTGTGGCCGACAAGGAAGGTATTGCTCTCGACCCCAACGCCTACCCGCTCAATCTGATGTACGCTCAAATTGAGGGGGCGTATGAGCTAAGTCAGAATCCTGAGCTCTTCACGAAGGCTAACCAGGACTCCAACATCAGTTCTGTTAGCGCTGGGCCGGTCAGCGTTTCGTTTTTCAACCCCCTCCGGGACACTGGGCGATTCCCGAGTTCTGTCCAAGAACTACTTCTTCCGCTTATGGGTGGGGGGAGTAGCTCTGGGATCGGAGGCCCAGAAACCACTGGGGCCTCTGAGCCCAGTAGCTTTAGGAACTGCAACCAGTTCGATCGCAGTAGAGGCTATCCGTGAAACTCTTTGGCCTAGATATTGCGAAGATCGCGGCAGACTCTATCAAGAGTGCGGGTGGTATTCTCGATTGCACCCTAATAAAAGAACTTGCCGGAAATATTGACACGACCGATATTTCCGGCAAAGACCCCAAATCCAAAAAGAAGTTCAAAGCGAAGGGCGTTATCTCGGAGTATTCGAGATATGATCTTGCGAATTCGCTCGTTAAGGCGGGGGATCGCAAGATTACTCTGCTGGCTGCTACTATTGATGGCGGTCGGGTTCCTGAAGCTCAGGATAAAATTCAAATCCTCGAGAAGGAATATCGGATCGTAGGACCAGTGACCTCCGACCCAGCGAACGCAACGTACACCTGCCAGTGTAGGGAATAATGCCGTACGATCCGAAGACGAAGAAGTGGGTCTACAAGGATATTCCAGATAGAATCTGGAATCTCATTGACGAACTTGAGCCGGAATTGCAGGGGGCCTTTCTTGATACTGTTTCTGCAATCCAAAATGAGATCGACGCAGGTAAAGGTCCCTTCGGTGTGAATCTCATGGCTCTCCTTGCAGAAGGACGGTTTGATGAGGTCACAGAGATCATCGAGCGCGCGGGAGAATCTCTCGCGGCTCAGATGACGACCGCTTATATTGAATCTGCCCAGTCGGCAGCGAAGGCTCTTTCGGAAGCGACACGGTTGGATGTGTCGTTTGATCAGGTCAATGAGGGAGCGCTTAATGCGATCCGTCAGAATTCACTTGATAAGGTCAAGGGTTTCACAGAAGAGCAGACGAAAGTCGTTAAATCGATCCTTGAGAACGGTGTTGAGAATGGAACGAATCCGCGAGAGGTTGCTCGAGACCTCCGTCAATCCATAGGACTGACGGAGAATCAATGGAACGCCGTAAGTAACTATAGGAACTCTCTTGAGGCGGGAACAAGCGACGCTCTTGACCGTGCTCTACGGGATAAGCGGTTTGATTCGACGGTACAGCGCGCGATCGACACAGAAACTCCGCTGACTACTGAGCAGATCGACCAAATGGTCGAACGATATGCTAATAGGATGTTAGCATATCGTGCCGAAGTTATCGCACGGACTGAGAGCCTTCGCGCTGCGCATGAAGGCTCTGAAGCAATCTATCAGCAGGCGATTGATAAGGGTGATCTTGATCCGAAGCAGATCGTAAGGGAGTGGAATACGGCGGGGGACACTAGGGTTCGCGATTCGCACGAAGCGATGCAGGGACAGGAACGTCCCTTTGGAGAGCCCTTCGAATCGGGGGAGGGTAATCTTATTAGATACCCCTGCGATCCAGACGCTCCTGCTTCGGATTCTATTCAATGCAGGTGTGCGGTTGGAACAAGGATATACTTTGATCTGCCACAGTTTGAGACTGCGGCAGCCCAGACTACTGGTGTTATTTCTGAAGCTTCGGACGAAGAGCAGGAATAATTCGTTCTTTCGCCAGCTCAGATAGTAAGAAATTGGTGATATGGAATTCTTTACTAAAGCTATCCCCGTTGAACGTGTTGACTCTGACCTTGGCCTTGTCCTGGGCTGGGGCATTATCTGCACGGAGAACGGTGAGCCATATTACGATAGCCAAGGCCACCACATCCCTGAGAATGAGATGCTGGCGGCGGTAACGGACTTCATGAAGCACCGTCGCTATGCGAAGGACATGCATACGGGCGAGGTGGTCGGCTCGATCGTGCATTCCTATCCTCTTACGGGGGAGATCGCGAAGTCGCTGGGCATTGCTACGACCAAGACCGGCTGGCTGCTGGCGATGAGCCCATCTCCTGGGCTTCTCGCAAAGTTCAAGGATAAGACCTACACCGGCTTCTCCATTGGCGGAGAGCATGGAACTCTGGAGCCTGTGATCGATGAGTAAGTTCATCATGCGCGGGTTCCGGATCGACGAAACTTCTGGCGTTGACTTCCCCGCCCAGAAGGACGCTCGTGCGGTTATTATGAAGCGAGCTTCTCCTATGGATGATTCTCAGACATGTGAGACCTGCGGGGAAAAGCACCCAGGTCTAGAGTGCCCTAAGAGCGTGAAGAAGTACGAGGTCATCGAGAAGCATGTAGTCAAGCTCGATAACGGTAAGTATCAGCTTAGGTCGAAGGATAATACCAAGAATCTTGGCACGTTTAATACTAAGGAAGAGGCCGAGACGCATGAGCGGGAGGTTGAGTACTTCCGTTCGGTAAAGAAGGCTGGTCGCCCTGTTCCTCAGGAGAATGAGACCAAGGAGCAGTTCATCGCCCGCTACATGGCCGATAAGGACATCATCGCGCACTGCCCAGATGAAGGGATGCGGATGGAGTCGGCACGGAAGGCCTGGGGGTCTGGATTCGATAAGTATGATCCGGATCAGGATCGTGGCGAGGACGGACAGTGGACTTCGAGCGGGGCTGAAGACGCTAAGTCTAAAGCTGAGAAGATGGCGTCGCGGCACGAAAAGAAGGCGGAAGTCGCTCAAAAGAAAGGTGAAGAGTACAATTCTCGGAAGCAATCTGAGATTGCTTCCCACTATCGGAGAGTAGCTGGAGCCGCCAGCGATATTGTTAGACATAACGCGAATATGAATGTCTATGGCGCAGCAGATGCTCAGAAAAAGGCTGGGCCATTGTTCGGTGTTAGAAAGTCCGACGACAACGATTACACTGAGTTGTCATTCAACGACTCTGAAACTAATGGAGGCGATTCAATGCCTGATTCCGAAATCGAAAAGCTCAGCAAGGCACTGGATCGTGCCAATCGGATCGCTGAGCTGAACGATGCTGAGAAGTCCTACTTCAAGACGCTTAGCGGCGAGGCCGCGGAGTCGTTCCTGAAGATGGCTTCTGTGGATCGTTCGGGAGAGATCAAGAAGTGCGCTGACCTCAATCCGGAGGTCTACAAGTCGGTCAGTGGTGAGGTCTTCCGCAAGAACGACGATCCGCGCCTCGCCGCGATGGCGAAGCGGGCCGATGAGCAGGCGGTGGAGCTGGCTAAGGCTAAGAGCGAGACCGAGACGGCCACCTACGCGAAGCGCGCGAAGGAGGAGCTCTCGCATTCGCCTGGCGATGAGGCGACGAAGGTCGCGCTTCTCAAGTCGGTGGACGGGATCAAGGACGAGAAGCTGCGCAAGAGCGCGCTCGATTCTCTCCATGCGACCGATGCCGGCTTCAAGAAGAACATGGAGACGATCGGCGTGATGGGAGGGGGTAACTCCAACCCTGGTGCTGCCGGCGCTGAGGAAAAGCTCAACATTCTTGCGAAGGCCCACCTCGAGAAGAGTGCTGACCCGAAGAAGACCTTCGCGAAGTCGTACAACGCGGTTCTCTCGACGGAGGAGGGCAGGGCTCTCTATCGCGAGGTCAGCGCCGCGATCCCGAACGCCACTCCTGGCGTCTAACCCTTCTTCCCCACATACAATAAATACTGGAGTCTTGAGACATGTCTTACGTTGAACGTGCTTATCCTGAGTCGGGGAAGTCGGCGGCGGCGATTGATCCATACCTCTTCCTTGTCTACGACTCGAGCGGTAATCTGGCCGTCAATACGACTGCGCAGGGCTCGATCGTAGGTGTTTCGGCAGAAGGTGTTGATGCGGCGAACCGCGCTATCCCCTTCTGGCCTTTGGGCGGTGGCGGCAAGGTCAAGGTCAAGTGCGCTGCGAGCGTTACGGCTGGAGGCAAGGTTGCCTCTGACGCGAACGGCAAGGCGATTGCCTGGGTCGATGCCGTTGGAAACAACGCTGTTGGTATTTTCGTGACGGATGGCGCGAATAACGACATCGTGACGATTGAACTCTTCGCCGCTGACGTTGGCGGTGGCTCGTAACTGGACCACGGGTCCATAACTAGAATACATAGGAGATAAAGAATGCCCGGTCCAGTTCAGCCCTCACGCGCTGACGTCCATGTGAATCGGCCGCTCAATAATATGAGTTTGGCCATGATTCAGGATGCTGGCGCCTTCATTGCGGATGGTATGTTCCCTACGATCCCTGTAACCAAGCAGAGTGATCGCTACTTCACTTATGAGCGCGGCGAGTTCAATCGCGACGAGATGCGTCTGCGTGCTCCTTCGACGGAGTCCGCGGGTGGCAGCTACACGATCGATTCCACGCCGAACTACTTCTGTGACACGTATGCGTTTCACCGCGACATCGACGAGCAGATCCGCGCGAACGCGGACGATCCGCTCGATCCTGACCGTGAAGCGACCCTCTACATTACGATGAAGGGTCTTTTGAAGCGAGAGGTCCTCTTCGCCTCGAAGTACTTCACGACCGGCAAGTGGACGACCGACATTACTGGCGTTGACTCGGCCCCTGGGTCGAACCAGGTCCTCCGCTGGAATGTCGCGAACTCCAACCCGATCCAGGATATTCGCACGGGCAAGCGCGTGGTCCTAGAGAGCACGGGCAAGCTCCCAAATAAGCTTGCTCTGCAGCGTTACGTGTTCGATGCCCTCATGGACCATCCTGACATCATTGGCCGAATTGACCATGGCCAGACGGGTGGCCCAGCGATTGCGAACCGCCGCATTCTGGCAGACCTCTTCGAGCTTGAAGAGGTCCTCGTTATGGATGCGATTCAGAACACGGCGAAGGAAGGGCAGACTGCAGCACATTCCTTCATCGGCGGTAAGGGTGCCCTTCTTGCCTACGTCGCGCCTGCGCCGGGCATCATGACGGCGTCGGCTGGCTACACCTTCGCGTGGACGGGCCTGATGGGCTCGAACGCGTTTGGTGGTCGTATCCTGAAGTTCCCGATGGTCCATCTGCGGTCTGACCGCGTTGAGATGGACATGAGCTTCGACCAGAAGCTCGTGGCTGCTGACCTCGGTTACTTCTTCTCCTCGATTGTGGCGTAATCCTCATACTGGGGCCATGGAGAGCGGGGCATAGAATATCAGCGCCCCGCTCTCCATGGGTCTTAGTAGAGAGAAGGACTCATGGCTCGCCGACAGAATCAGAATGACTCGGCAGTGTTGCTTGACCCGCAGCCTTTCGTCCGCCGTCGGCGACACTGGAAGGAGAAGTGGGACGCAACTGTGGACTTCGTCTACAGCCGCGACACTAATGTTGACGGTGAGACCGTCCAAGCTGGGACGGTCGTTGATAAGACCAAGTTCCGCGAGCCGACTCTTCGGCGAATGTGGTTCAATTCGCTGATTCAGAGGCAGGATCCAGTTGGCTAGTGTCGAAAGACCGCCGATCAGCGTGCTGATCAACACGGTCACCGATCTAGCAGAACAGATCATTAAGAAGATTACCCTTGACACGAGAGCGAACCTCGTCGCCCAGCCGCAGGAAGGTGGCACCCCGGTTGACACTGGGCACGCTCGGGCGAACTGGGTTGCGTCTATTGGAGCTCCAGTAGAGGAAGAGCAGGGAACAAGGCCTGAGAGGCTCTTAGGGAAATTAAGCCATCCAGTTTCAACGGAAGCTGCAGAACGTGGAATCGCCGAGGTAGCAACTCAATACAAGCTAGAGAAGGGTAGGGTCTTCATCTCGAATAACGTGCCTTACATCCTAGCTCTTAACGAAGGACATTCGCAGCAAGCTCCTGCTGGATTCGTACAGCTAGCAATCGCTAAGGCAATCGAAAAGGATCTAGCGAAGGAATACGAATTAACGCAGGAGCTTCTGAAGGGTGGCAATGGTTCTCGAGGAGGCGGTTGAAAGGATCTATCAGAAGTTCGCTTCTGAATGGGGCAAGACCTGCCCAGTCGCCTATGAGAACAAAGCTTTTACGGTGCCTAAGGAAGATAAACCCTGGTGCCGTATTACTGTAAGGGTCTTCACTTCAGAGCAACATAACCTAGGAGGCGAGGGAAACACAGATTACCGTAGAGTTGGAAGCATCTTCGTCCAAATCTATACGGCAATGAATGAAGGAACTCGACTGAGCTCTCAGCTGGCTAAGAAGGTCCAAGACATCTTCGAAGGAAAGGCGATCGCGACCGGACTTCAGTGCTGGAATTCGACGCCCCGATCGACTGGGCCAACTGAGAAATGGGTGCAGACGAGCGTAGAGACTGAGTTCGAATACCTGGAGACTAAGTAATGGCCCGTGTTCTTACTAACAAGAGTGCGCTCGCCTTCTCGCCTGAGTCTTCCCCTGGCGTTCTTCCTGGGTCGCCTCAATGGTTCCGGCTTCAGCCGAATACCATTAAGACCTTCGGCGCGGTAATTAAGAGCGTTACGCGCGAACCGATCGACATTACTCGGCAGAGCCAGCCAGGAACGATCGTTGATCTTGATAGCTCGGTCGAGTTCGAGCACGATCTTACGACTGATTCGATTACGAAGCTGATGGAAGGCTTCGTTGGCGCTGAAGCTGTAAACCTCAATCTCTACTTCCTGGCTCGTCCTGCTGTTGCCTCTGGCGCGACTTACACGATTCCAGGCGCGACCACGAGCCAGGCCGGCAAGCTCCAGTACGGGGCCACTGGGCCGAAGACATTGCTCTTCGCAGCTGGCTATGCGAACGCAACGAATAATGGCTTGAAGGTCCTCGCTGCGGACACGGGAACTTCGGGAACGGCTCTTGCGGTCTCAGGAACTCTCGTTGACGAGACTCCTCCCACCAACGCATACATCGCTCTCGCGGGCATCCGCGCGAACACAGCCGACCTTCAGATTGTCGTCTCCGCTGGGGTCGCAACGATCACGTCTGGCCATGGTGGTGGAACGGCGATTGACTTCACGACTATCGGCATTACTGCTGGGCAATTCATCTATGCCAAGTTCCCGCTGGGCGAAGGCTATTTGCGCGTTACCTCAATCGTGGCAGGAACGATCACCGGCGATAAGCTGTCTGCGGCTCTTATTACTGATACCGCAGCTGGTGTGACAGTTGATCTGTATTATGGTCGTTTTATCCGTAATGTGGATGTTGATCAGAATGCGGATGATAAGCGGTATGTTGAGAGGACTTACACATTTGAGCTCTTCCTGCCTGATGCTTATGGCGTTGGAACTCATGGATATCAGTATTCTCCTGGTAATTATTTCAACAGTCTGTCGTTCAACGTTCCGCTGACGTCTAAGGCGGTTCTTGACTGTAGCTTCATCGGAATTGACACGGAGAACCCGACTTCGACTAGGAAGACGAACGCTGCAACACCAACGATGCCAATTGGTAGGACGGCGTTCAATACCTCCACGAACATCGTGAATCTTCGTACGACTGGCCTTGCAGCCTCGGACACCTACTTCAAGTCGCTATCCCTTAAGATTAACAATAATGCTTCACCCGAGAAGGTCCTTGGTCGACTCGGTGCTGCTGTCATCGACATGGGACGGTTCAAGGTAGAGATTCAGTCGAATGTAATCTTCGCTGGACCTGACATTATTACGAACATCCGCAATAACGTCACCTGCACCATGGACTTCCTCCTCAGGAATGAGAACGGTGCAATCGCAGTTGATATTCCTTCTCTTAAGTTCTCTGGTGGCGGCAGGACGTATCCCCAGGACAAGTCTGTTCTGATGGACATCACTGCTAATGCGCATCAGGACGATAGTCTTGGGACGTCTATCGGCATCAGCCTATTCCAGTATCTGCCGTAATCCGGAGAAACTAAGCCATGGTCGAGAAGATTCGCACTTCTATTATGATCCCAAACTACATTGAGGGCGATGCCGCTGCTCTCAAGGGTGACCTGCTAACGCCAGGCACTGGTGTTGCGATCGGTGAACGCTTCGGCGCGGTTATTCGGCGAACGCGTCTCGTTCTAACGAGCTTCCTCGTCAACGACGTGTCAACGAGCGACTTCGGCGGCACCTCGCTGCTCACTTTCGCTAACACGAACCTTTTGATCCTCGGTGCTTACCTGTCGTGTGCCGTTACGATCGCGGGCATGACGACTCAGGCCTGTACCTCGTTGATCGCTGCGATCGGTACGGTGACGACTGCCTCGACGACCTTCGCGAACGCTGGTGAGAAGAACATCATCGCTTCGATGACTGGCGTCGGTGCTGGCGCGACCGGCACTATTGGCGGCGCTCTTGGCTCGAACGTCACGATTGCGGCTGGTGCGTCAAACCAACTGTTCCTGAACATCGCCCAACCTGTGACGTCCGGTACTGGTACTGCAACGTTCACGGGTCGCCTCGACCTCGTGTATGTTGATCTGGGTGTGGGCTAATAGTTCCAAGATCATTTAACGTAGCCCAGGAGGGCATACCCTCCTGGGCTACGAGAACCCCCAATAACCAAGGAAAAACAAATGTCTGCTGATTTTTCGAAGCTGTCGAATCTTGAACTGAAGGGGAAGACGGCTAAGTTTCATCTCCCGCAGATCGCTACGAAGGCCTTCCTCGAAGTTAAACCCACGAATCAGTCGAATCGCGGATACTTGAACGCAAGACTGAAGTTGTCCTCGCGACGGTCCGAATCGACCTCGGCGAAGTCGATTGACCTCCTCCGTGAAGATGAGAAATCTCTCTATGCCGAACATGCAATTATTGGGTGGGAAGGCATTGTGGACTCCACTAACAAGCCAGTGGAGTACACGAAGGACGAAGCGATCAATCTTCTGAATGCTCTTCCTGACTGGCTGTTCGACCGTCTTCGTGCTTTCTGTAGAACTGAGGAGAACTTCCTTAATGCTGACGAAGATGTTCTCGATGCGGAGTCCGCCTCAAAAAACTGATCAGTCGGTTACTCTGGGAGATTGAGTACAAGGAAACAGGCGAAGTCATAAAGCTTGTCAAAGAAGCTAAGGGCGAGTCTGTTCCAGCCTGGATAACCGATGCCCCTGTGGTTCACGAGGAAGAGATCATCTTCCTCAAAGCTTTTGAGGAGCTCGCAAGCTGTAGGCAGATTGGATTCTCTCTCGGTCCTATTCCGTGGCGAGACGCTCTTCGATACGGTGAAATCCTTGGCCTAGATGATGACGTTCTAAGCTATTTCATAGAAATCATTAGGCGGATGGATAATGCGTATCTAGCCAAGAAGAACGAAGAAGATAATGGCGGAATACGTAATCAGAATAGTGATCGACCCGTCAGGAGCGACTGACGGTGGCGGGAAAGTCGTCAACACTCTTAATGAAATTGACAATTCTGCGACCGAAGCGAACCAAAGTCTTGAACTACTCAAGAAGGGTTTTAGCGCGCTAAGAACTGTCCTTGAAGCGCCGATTGATCAGTTTCTGGAGATTAAGAGTCTAGTCGAGGACCTCTCTTCCGAATATGATGACGCGTTCCTCGCAGAAGAACGATTGAACTCCGCTCTGCTACTCTCTGGGCAATATAGTAAGGAACTTAGTGATCACCTGATCGACCTCGCCAGTAATCTTGCCTCTACGTCCCGCTTCGCGGACGATGCAATTATTGAAGGCGAGAAACTTGCCGTTCTCTACGGCAAGCAGGGTGACGCGCTCGATCGCTTGATCGCTGTCTCCGTGAAGTATGCGCAATTCATGGGGGTATCGTTCGATAGCGCTGTTGTCAAGGTCGCACGGTCTCTAGAGACCGGCTCCATTATCCTGGGCAGATACCCAGTCATTCTCTCCGCTGCCGGAGACGCAGCGACCAAGACCGAGGAAGTTCTTTCTAAACTTGAGAAGATCAAGATCGGAAAGGATCTCCAGGATGATATTCTTGCCTCACAGAAAGCCTTCTCCGAACTTAGGGAAGAGCTAGGTCGTGTCCTTAACGAGTCTTCCTTCATCAAGGCTTTCTTCATAGTTGTTGGCGACTCCATCAATAAGCTGACGGTCTTCGTATCAGAGAATAAGAGAGAGTTTCAGGATCTATTTGGCAGAGTCTTCAAGGCGAGCTTGGACGTTGCAGCGTCGTCCTTCAAGATCTTCTTCGATATCGCCCAAAAAGGTTTCGAAATCCTTCTCAACTTGATTGCGAAGCTTTCAACGTCCTATATTGGTAGTAAGCTAGGGTTTGAGCAGATCACTGGCCCAGAGGTTGAAGCATTTAGCAAAGCCACAGAAGCAGTTAGGCAGAGCCAGGAAGATCTTAGAGTTTGGAAGAATATTCGACTGGATGAGTCTGGCGCTGTTAAGGCTACAATCGATAAGATCACGGAAGAACTTGAAGCGAATAAGATTAAAGCGAACGAAGCTCGCGATGCGATGCTCGGCCTCGGTGGGACTAGAACCTCAATTCTTGGTCTAGTTACCGAGGTTAAGGATCTAGCCAACCGTCTTTCTGAAGTTCCAGAAATTCCTAAGAGCGTTGACGACCTTCTTGAGAGAATTACTAAGAAGACGGCAGAACTTGAGGCTCTGAATAAGAATACTAGGACTGAAGGGACGCCGTTCGACCCGCGTTCTCTTGCAGCTAAGAATGAAACGGTCGGAATTGGCGGGCCTACCGACATCACCGACCAGAATGCGCTCAAGGTCTATAAGCAGATCTTTGAGGCCCAGGATAAGTTCAAGACTGAGCAGCAAGCGATTAATGTTTTGCTTGGTTCAATGACTATTACTGACGAGCAAAAGGACACGATCAAGCGTGCTTATCTTGAGATGGAGATTGCTGGTCTTCAGTCCTCGACTAAGGCCGCCGATGGCTTCACGATCGCGTTTGACAAGATCGCTCTTGAGGCAGAGAACTCGTCTAAGGTCGTTCAAGACGTTATGGGTGTTGCTGTTGGTGGCTTCACGAATCTTCTAACCAACCTTATCTCGGCTAACCGTCAGAGCTGGAAGACGATCGCTAATGACGCGATTCAAGAGATAGAGCGTATCATCCTTAGTCAGCTTGTTCTTAAAGCAATTAGCGGCGCAGGCGCTGCTTTTTCTGCTGGCTCATATGCAGGCGGTAGCCCTGCTCCTGAATTCGCTGAAGGTGGCCCAGCCCAAGCCATGCGGCCGATCAAGGTTGGTGAGAGGGGGACCGAGCTCTTCGTTCCGCAGACCAATGGTAAGATCGTTCCGAATGAAGCTCTTGGTGGAAGCGAGGTTCACATTACGATTGTGAACGTTGATGACGAAAGAAAGATCGGCGACTTCCTACAGAGTGGCCAGGCGGATAAGGTTATTCTGAACCGTCTCTATGAGAACCGTACTTCGCTCTCAAGGATCCAAGGCTAATGTGGCAACCCTTTGTAGCCTCTGGGTATCGAGACGTCTCCCAGAAGATGGTGCAGCTGGCGACTTCGGGGTCCTTCGCGACTGGCGGTCTTGGTGTTACCAATGGTGGTTCTGGATATACCGACGGCGATATTCTCACGATCAGCCACGCGTCTGGGGTCTTCCCCTGCACCTTCGCGGTTAACGTCTCCGGTGGCGTAATTGTAGGCATCAAGCGGATTATCACCGGAGGATGCTTCGCAAATAGAGTCGCCTCTGCTGCAGTTAATGCTGGCGGTACAGGCTATGCCGTTAACGACGTCGTAGGAATTCTCACTGGGCTTGCGAGCGAGCCAGCGAAACTTATTGTAACGTCTGTTTCAAGTGGGGTCGTTACGGGGGTCAGTATCTTTGAAGGAGGCGGATCCTACGCTGCTTCGACTGGCTCGGGCGCTCCTAACCTAACAGCGTGCCCAACAACGCGCTTCATTGGAACTGGTTCTGGTACTGGCCTTACAGTCAATATCACGATGCAGGCGATCTTGATCCCGATCGGGATAGTGCCTACTGGCGGAACTGGATCTGGTGGGACCTTCGGCGGAACAATTACTTCTTCTGGCTGGACTGTGCTCCGTTCAGTCAACAACTATTCGCTGAATACCGTTAACGACGAGAAGGAGATCGTTCTTTTCGGAACGGCCCAGACGGGGCAGGAAGCCCCGATCCTTGGTATTAGAACAGGAACTAACGGGTCTGGCGGAAGTCTCCGCCATTTCCTTGCATTTAGCCCAATGACGGACTTTAACGGTCTATCCTCTTACGACACACAGCTAAACATCCTAAATCCGGTTCCTTCGACAAGCGCCGGAACCTATCTTCCAATTCTTCCTGCTAGTTCCTCGATTCAGTGCTATTTCTCCTGCTCTGGCCGTGCGATTCGAATTGTCTCACGCGCGGATGGCGGGACTACGACGGTCTACCATGCGGCAGGCTATGGAGCCCAGCAGCCGTTCGGTACGGCCACTGAGAATCCTGCGCCGTTCGTCCTCTTCGGCTCTGCTAGTAGCGTCGCGATCGCTGCAGACTCCAACTCCCAGCTTGACATCTCTGGGCCGACGGAGTGCTTCAAGAACAGCGGTCGGGCTGGTCCCTTCTACTTCTGGAGCCAGGCGACAACGTCGTGGGTTGAGTTCTTCAATTCAAGTGCCGCGAGCGGCTCGCCTCCGTTTACGATCAGCCAGTCTAATGTGATGTGGCCGGTCGGGAAGCCATTGAATCAGACGGATGACACGAAGGCTGACTATATTGTTGAAAATGGTGGATGGGCTTCGTATGGGTCGTTTTGTAGGGCTGACGGTGGAAGTCCAGCAACACTTAGTCTGAAGCCAACTCCCTACTCTGGCGGCAATGCCCAGACAGTCCATCCGGCCTGTCTGATTCTTGCTGCCAGTGGCGCCTTCCTCTGCGCTCTCGAGAACATCTACTGGGTCAGCGGAATTAAGGAAGACGGCTCCTCGATCGCTCCTGAAGATACCTTTACCTTCACTGTCGGTCCAACTCAGTCCGTCTTTAGAGTTTTCCCTAACGGTTCTAGAACCCTGGGCTACTCCTGGTTCTGTATGCAAGAGGGATTCTAATGCCACTTGGCACGGGAACGGCTAACGATATCCCAGACCTGTTCACACAGCTGGCGACCTTCGCCCAGGCACACGGTTGGACGAAGGACTCGTCGGGAGTCAACACCGAGAGGCTCTTCCTTCACCACACGGCGAGCGCGACCTGCTATACTTCATTCAGGTGGGATTCTGGTGCACCGCAGTATGTTGGAATCTATCACGCGCTGGGGTACATCAATTCTTCCACGGCTCCAGGTAGCCATACTAACGACTCCGGTCAGGGAGTAATTAGCGGGACCAATGCAACGATTGGGACGGGACGCCATGCAAAACTTACTAATGCTCCTATGCCTTATTGGTTCTTTCAGTCTGATGCCAACGCGGCCACGCATTACATACATTGTGTCGCTCAGGTAGCAGACGGAGAGTGCGTCCATTTCGGATTCGGCGCCATCTCTAAGGTCGGAGACCTTTGGACTGGAGGCGAGTACGCATACGGGAGTGCATACAAAGCCACGGACACCCACGGCTCTGCCGTCAATTCTGACTCCTCCTACCTCCTCGACGGTCTCTGTGACTCGTCCAGCGGCGCTCCGTTCCGCGCGTCCCTCCATATTGAGGGGATTCCTGGGCAGGCGGTAGGGAAGTGGGGTGTTGTCGGTAATTTCGCCAGCGCTAACGCGGGGACTGATCGTGGGGCGACGGCTAGAACTAAGACTCTCGGCGGATTCCGTGGGGGAGCGATTGCTCGAGCCTTTGGACGAATCGGCTCGAATAACCAACTCGGCCTTGTTCCAATCTATCCGATCGCAGCGGCAACTTTAACAGAGGCTGACGCTGTGATTCGAATTCTTGGTGAGATAAACGATGTTGGTGGCATGAACATCCAAGCTTATGAACTTGGCGACACAATGCTCATAGGTGCGGATACCTGGTATGTTTTCCCAACTAAGAAAAAGAGTGGGGATAACGTTACGGGAAGCACTTACTACTCAGGGATTGCTTACCGGGTCGCACTGACCTGATCAGGAGATACTGTGGCTACGTTCAATAAATTCAATCAGTATTCAGAAGATCTCGCCAAGAAAGTTCATAATCTTGGCTCAGATGCTCTTACTGTTGCCCTGTGCGCTGCGGCTAATGCGCCTGTCGCAACAAATTCGATTCTCACCAATCTAACTCAGATTTCGTATACAAATCTCTCGACAAGAGTCTTTTCGATTACGTCGTGTGCCCAGGCATCTGGGGTATTGAAGCTAGTCCTGGCAGACCTTGTTCTGACGGCGTCTGGCGGTTCGGTTGCGACCTTCCGTTATGCTGTCCTGTACAATGACACGCCAACTTCGCCTGCGGATCCTCTGATCGGCTGGTGGGACTACGGTGCCGACATCACCCTTCTCAACGATGAGAACTTCACTGTCGATTCCGATCAGACCGGCGGGATTATTACGATCACGTAAATGTCTACGTCGATCGCGTTTGTTAACAAAGGTACAGGATCCGGCGGGACCACCACGATCACGCCGTCGTTTCCTGCAGTCACTTCAGGGAATATACTTCTCCTCGTAGTGACGAATAAGTACCCAACAAACGCACCGACAACCCCCTCTGGCTGGACTTTGATCACGAACGCCCAAAAATCGGGCGGGTCAGGGTCCAGCGGCGCTGACACTGGGCAGGTCTATTGCTCGGTATACTATAAGATCTCGGACGGAACCGAGACAGGGACACAGTCTGTCTCTATCCCGATCGGCAACTCGGCGATGGGGATTATTCTTCAATACTCGATTGATGCAACGAGTACGTGGGATACTCCTCACTGTAGAAGCGCGTCTCAGAATACTGGCGGCACAGCCTCCTGGTCTGCAACGTCAGCCACGGATCCGAATATCCTGGTTGATGACCTTATCGTTTGCTGCTCAGGAATTAATACTGACCTTTATACATATAGCGCGGAGGCGATGTCATGCTCAGGCTGTACGTTTGGAACAGTTAATGAGCGCGTTGATAACGTTGTTACAAACGGTGACGACGTTGGGACCGTGGTCGCTGATGCCTTTGTAACAGCTGGAGCTTCTACCGGAACGATTACGTTTACGATGACCGCAAGCGGTAGCGCAACGAATAATCCAGCTGGCGCGACCGTTTTCTACGTTCTTCGTGAAATTCGGCATTACACTCTTGTTGCCGGCACCGGGGCCTTCTCCATCGCTTCCACGGGAACGAACCTCCTGTGGAAGCGAGTCCTGTCTGCCGGAAGTGGAGCCTATTCCATAGCAGGGGCGGGAACGTCCCTGCTATGGAATAGAGTTCTCTCTGCTGCAGCCGGAGCCTTTGCCATAGCAGGAGCAGGCACGTCCCTGCTATGGAACCGTCTACTCAGCGCAGCAACGGGTGCCTTCACGCTCGCGGGGGCGGGAACGTCCCTGCTATGGAATAGAGTTCTCAACGCTGAGACAGGTGCCTATACAATCGTCGGCGGTGACCTTACGACGGCAGGCTTCATCCAACCAACTGGGATTGCTTCTTCTGAGCGCGTTGAAGAGCCAGAAGTCACTCGCGACGGCTTTGGAATTGCACTCGTAACCGACCGTAAAGCCTTTTTCATGCCGAAGAAGCTCATTCCTGGCCCGCTGCCCAGAGGAAGGAAGGGGCGAATCGGCCTTCCGATGCCTAAGAGGAAATCGCGACCGATCCTCTTTCCAATTGGCTTTGGTGGTGCCTGGGCACCCGGTCTTGTCTCGCCGCCTGGTGGCTCTGGGCCGATCGACCGTCCTTGTGTCCTTGTTGACTTTACGATTGGTGCTAACTGGTTCAATCGAATCCACATCCTGCCTAGGACGCCGATTAACTTCGAACGATTTATTACTCCACAGCAACAGACGATCGAGATTTTCAATGCATTCAATCAGTCTACGGAATTGACGGAGGTTAATAATCCTCTTGATCCGGGAGTGACTGTCGAGGATCTTCCGACACTCCCGTATAAACTTCTTCCATATTCGTCGCTCCTTGGAGTTTCTATTAGAACCTCCGAGGACGGGCCTCTTAAGTTTGACGACCAGATCGGGTTCGTCTTCTCTGTCGGTAATCAGGTATTTGCCGAGATTCTTGGGCTTAGAGTCCCGATTATTCCGTGGAAGCCAAGCGGTAATATTACTGAGAATCTTCAGTTTGGAACAAGCGTTCTGAGGATTCTCCGTGGGAAGGAACAGAGGATCTCGTATCGGGTTAACCCTCGTCAGTACTTTGAAGTTCCTTATCTCTTCGATATCGACGGGGATCCTCGACGAGAGATCAATAACCTCCTGTTTGGTAGACAGTCAGAGGTTATCGCCCTCCCACTTTGGCATGAGTCAGTCTCCATTAACGGGGCTCTTGTAACGGTTGGAGACTCTGTTACGATTCCTGTGAGCACGACGGTTGGAGTTGATCTTCGTGTGGGTGGGTATTTGATGATCCGTAAGTCAGATTCCTACTACGACGTCGCTAAGATTGAGTCTGTTTCGAGCAATTCCATCGTCGTGACGTCGGTAACCCTTAATTCCTATGCGATTGGCGACATAGTTATGCCAATCAGGTTTGTTAATATTACGTCGGCTCCAAGGAACGGTAGGAACCCTGTCGGTGTTGCTTCGTATGTCATCCAATGTCTATCTGTCGATAACGATACTGGAGCTTCAGATGGTTCTCTGATTGGTTTCAGTACCTATAACGGTAGGCTGATACTCGATCAGAATAACTTCATGAATGGATCAACGAAGGCGGAGGCTTTCATTCAAGAAGTCGAAGGCTATGACAGCCTCTCAGGAGTCCGTCAGCAGTTCGCTTCCTGGGATCGAAATAAGGACCTGCGCGATTTTGGGTTCTTAACCCGGAATCGCGCAGAGCTCCGAGATTTCCGAAATCTCATCCTAGCTCTGAAGGGGAAACTGATCTCCTTCTATTGCCCTCAGATTGCTGTTGACTTGAAGGCTACTCAGGATTTGACGAACGGCGACGATACAATTACCGTTAGGAATAATAACTATACGCAGTATGCAAATGGCAAGGAAGGTCGAAATATCTTCAAGATCACTTTCTCAGATGAGACTAGCCTTATTCGTAAGATCACGGCGTCTGAGGTTTTGAGCGAGACTGAAGAACTTCTAACTCTCGATGCTACGTGGCCTTCCACTAAGACAATCAGTCAGATCGTCTTAGTGGAATGGATCAATCTCGTACGTTTTGACTCTGACGAGGTCAAAATCCAGCATCGTGGAATTGGTAGAGCTCGGGCTACGGTCCCGATCCTCGCAGTTGAGGATGACGGATGAGCGACTTCGATACCCTTGAACGTAGCACGCAAGGCTCACGGCCGATTGAACTCTATGAGTTCGTGACACCGACTATCACCTATCGCTATGCTTCGACTGAAAGTGAGTTCGTCAATCTTGGACAAACTTACGAACCGATCGCCATCTCACACGATCCAATTTCATACAGTCTTGACGAACGGACTAAAATCGTCAAGGTAACGATGCCAGCCGAGACGGAATTTGCGAAGCGGTACATCAGCGTTAATCAATCTGGGCAGGTGATGGGTAAGATCATCCGTCTTCAGCTTGATGAGACTCCAACGCCAATCCGACAGGTCATGTTCATTGGATTCGTGAGAGGAGTTCAGTTCGACACGGACTTTAATCTTGCGAAGATCGGACTTCTCTCAGCAGACGGAGCGAAATCTGAGTCTCTTCCCAGAAGGACGTACTCGAGCCTCTGCAGCAACCAGATTTACGATAAGTTCTGCGGGGCTAATCCTGCCGCGCATACGTTTATTGGTCCTTGCACGGCAATGGAGAATGCCCCGTCAGGGAATAAGATAACGATTACCGGGAGCGAAGCCTCCGGCCACAAATTTGCCGGAGGCTTCGCGGCCATAGTCGGCGAGGACTCCGAACTCCGGATGGTGATCTCACAGATCGCAACAACGGATGACGTCCTTCTTCTCCAGCCCTTTCCAGTTAGCCCAGTGGGGCGGCAGATAAAGCTTGTTGCCGGGTGCGATAAGAAGCTAACCGGAGACTGTTCTAACGTTTTCGATCGTGTTAAGTCTTTCAATGGCGCTCAGTACGTGCCTGGGCGACCGCTGTTCGAGCTCGGACTAGAGTAATGCTTACCCAAGTCCTGATAATTGTTGTCCTGTTCCTTCTGTCTCAGCTTTTTGCTCCAAAGCCGAAGACTGAGAATGCTCGTCCAGCAGGAATGGGCGACTTCTCTTTCCCAACGACTTCATCCTCCCGGGCAGTCCCGATTGCTTGGGGGACTGTGAAGATTAACGGTGGGAACGTCATGTGGTACGGGAACCTAATTCAGTTTCCGATCGAAAAGAAGATCAAGTACAGTCTCTTTGATACTGAGTATGTGACCATTGGATTCCAGTACTTCCTTGGAATTCACCTTGGACTCTGCCATAAATTCGATGAACTCGTTGGGATATCGTGGGGTGAGGTTGAGGTCTGGGATAAGGACATCGACGACCCCCCCTCTGGGCCAACAAGTACGATCACGGTCTCGCGATTCTTGAACTTGTTCGGCGGTAACAATATCGGCTCTGGCGGAATCAACGGCGAGATCGATATCCTCTACGGTGGCCAGGACCAGGAGATCAATCCCTATCTTGCCCAGTATCAGCAGACACTCGTTGGGACGGACAAGACCTCCGCCTATAAGGGTTATGCTGGGATCGTATTGAAAGACTTTTATCTTGGTAACAGTACGTTTCTTAAATTCCCGTCGGTCGTAGTTCGGAGAATTCCTAACGGTCTTGGCCTGCCGGATGATGTCGCTAAGTTGAATGACGGTAATGATTGCAACCCGATGAACGTTGCTCACGAGATCATTACCGACGATGACTGGGGGATGAAGTGGCCTTCGTCGATGATCGACGTCTCGAGTTTTACAGCTGCTGCCGAAACACTTGCGACGGAAGGCAACGGTTTCTCCTTCCTGCTCGATACGATCACATCGCACGACGACATTCTTAAGGAGATCGAGCGCCAGATCGGTGGCGTTATCTTCATCGACCATACCTCGGGGCTCTGGGTTTGTAAGCTTCTTCGGGCGGACTACGACGTCGATGACATTATGGAGCTTTCGGCCAGCAAGAACATCACGAAGGTCGATCGCTTCTTCCGTCAGACCTGGGCGGACACGAAGAATCTCGTTACGCTCTCCTTCAATGACCGCGAGCAAAGCTATAAGGAGGTCGTCGCCTGGGCTCAGGATATGGCCAACGCCCAGATGCAGGGGAATCTGACGGTCACTAGCGGGAAGAATTCTCGTGCGAGCGTCAAATATCCTGGCGTGAAGAATGCTGATCTTGCGAATTCTTTAGTGTGGAGGGATCTCAGAAATCTCTCTGTACCGAGAACTTCCACGACGCTCGTGTGCACGCGCGACGTATACTCGCTCAAGCTTGGTGATGCATTTGTCTACACGAACACTGAGCACGGCATCAATAAGTTTGCGATGCGCGTTTCTCGAATTGACTATTCTCGTATTGACAAGGGAGAGATCCTGATCGAAGCGATCGACGACCTTACCGCGACTTACCCTTCCTCCGGCGCAGCCCCGCCCCCCACTCTTTGGGTCTCCCCGACCTCTGGGCTACAGGAATTTGCCTTCTCCTTTGCGATAGAGGCACCATACGCTCTTGATATCCGGGATACAAACTGGAATCCGATCTATGGCCCAGTAGACCATGTGTGGTTTGGAACGGTTCGAATTGCGTCCGCTATCGGATATCTTGAAACAATCGATGACATCGCAGATGTTGGATTTACTGACTTATACGATGATGGTAATATCGGGATTTTCGCTCTCAATGCACCGTTGAAGGACAATCTTGTTCAAGGCCCCGCGATTGGGGGCACGATCACAGTCACAACTGTTTCAGCTTTCGCCAAACAGACGATCATTGATTCTAATGCTGGGCAGCCAACGGATCCAAGAGACATTGGCAATAAGCTGTATCATATGCTTATGATCGAGGATGAATTCCTCCTATTTGACACTATTGAAGCAGGCTCTGGTAATGACGTCATCATAAAAGGACTGTATCGTGGGATCATGGACACGGCTCAGCCGCGTGTTCATCCGGCTGGAACGCAGGTCTTCTTCGTTAATGGAATCGGCGGGGGTGAAGTCACGCTCTGTGGCGGACGTCTTAACGGTATCAACCTGAAGGCGGGAGCTGATTATGACTTCTATCTCCGGCCCTACAACAAGACAGAAACTGCCGATCCTGGCGATGTGACACCGATTAGGGTTTCGATGAATGATCGGTCGAGGAGGCCACTTTCTCCCGGCGCCATTTCAATAAACGGCGTCGAGGGAAGTGTGGTCTCCTCACTTGAAGGAACCGGGGCAGGCGATGGACTTGGCGTCGCACTCTTGTTCATTCGTCGTGACTTCCGAGGCGGTAACGAAGTTGACGTACTGACGATCGACGCTGCCTTCACCTATCCTGACTTCCCGTCTGTTAATAGCACGAAGTACATCGTGAGCGTGTACGCTGATCCGCTTGGTGTTGACACGCTACTCTTTACGCTCGCAGAATCTTCATCGGCTACGACGACGCTCCTGCGAGACCATGTTCTTAGGTTTACTAACGGAGTGATCCCGGCCCAGATCGGAATAAAGATCGAGGCGAAGCATACGTTCAAGAGCGTAACCTATTTCCAGTTTAATCAGACGAAGTGGATCTGTGACGTCACTACTGCTTTGACTGGCCAGTTCGTATTCGGTGCACTTGATGACGGGGTTTCCTCGAATATTTATACGGCAACGATCGCTGGAACGTATTCTTTCACTTTGTTCAGCGCCCTTTCCGGCGGCGCGATTGTCCAGGTCTCGAAGAACGGTGGCTCCTTCACGACGCTAGTCGGTGCTGGGCAGACGACAGGAAATCTCGCAGGAGTTGTAATCGGAGACACGGTCGTCATTAAGCATAATGACGCTACTGTCGGGGAAGAGCGGTTCATTTCGATGGACGCTCCTAGTACGGGGCAGGATGGTTTTGCGTTACTCTATAAGTCATAATGCTAAGCGAAGAAATACCTATCCCTCCTGCCGGTGTAATCGGTCTTGCAACGGCAGTTGTCATCCTGATGATAAGACTCGTTCCAGCGATAATGCGAAGGATGGAAGAGTCCACACGTAAGGATAGGGCTCTTATTCGGATGCTCAAAAAGATCTACGACATTCAGAGGCAGATCGAGCTCAACACCCGTAAGGTAAGTAGACTTCAAGAGCTCGAAAACGCGGTTAGCCGGATGAATGAAAAGCTTGAGGGGGAAGTGAAAGTGAAGCTGTAATTTTGATAGTGGCTGGTTTTGCCGGGGAAGGTTGTCCTCGTTGAACCACGCATAAGTAGGCTGTCGCGGTGCGCCACCTTGGCGCGACGAAGGGAACAGATCGTGAACGTTCTGAAGCAGGAAAAGCAGGCGTTGATCCTCTCCGCCTTGGTCGAGGGCAACAGCATGCGCTCGACGGCGCGCCTGTGCGACGTGGACCGCGAGTCGGTGACGAAGTTGCTGCTTCGCGCTGGAATCTGTCCCTGCGCATGGGATCGTCCCGGTTCGCCAGACTCACGCTCAACTTCTCCAAGAGCGCGGACGCCCTACGAGCGGCGGTGGCGCTGCATTGCGCCCACCACAATTACTGCCGCCCGCACATCACGTTGAAGGGGGAGACACCAGCTCAACGTGCTGGTATCGAGCACCGGAGATGGGAGATCCTGGAGCTTCTCTCCTAAGAGGGGGCTTCTCCAGTGTGTACCCACTACGTCAAAATAGACGACGCTTTAGGCGCCCCCGGCGGGGTTCGAACCCGCGACAGGCGGATTAACAATCCGCTGTTCATGCCACTGAACTACGGGGGCGTTGAAAGCTCGGAGGGGAGCGGCGGAAACGTCCCGCGAAGATGCTACCGCCGCTCCCCGGCTTCTGACTTACTAGTCACGGCGCCGCCGAGTCATCGGCGCCTCAACTTTCCTGAGCATCGCGCTCTCCCTTCTCGGCGTCGATCAGGTCACCGCGAACGGCTTCCAGTCGCCGATGATGGCGGTCAACTTCCACGTCCCATCGCCGACCTGCTCGGCGATCTTGTCGGTGCGGAGGATGTCGTTCACGTTCGCCACGTTGGCGGCGTCCTCGCCCCACCGCTTCTGAATCGCCTTGGTGATCTGCGTGGGGCCGGCGGCCTTCAGCGCATGCAGCACCTCGACCACGCGATCGCGCCGCGTAGCGCGGTCCTTGGCGTGCGGGTGGGCAGGTGCAGGGGAGAGGGACGGGCGGCCGACCGCGCCCCGGGAAAGACCAAAACCATCCAGTGCCGTAATTTTTATGTAGCGCGAAGGGCGATGAGACGGTAAACTCATCGTTTGCGCTAGAACCTACAGAACCCAAGGAGAGCGAAGATGGCTGTAGCTGTGAGAAGGACAGTCAAGAACGTCACCACGGTCTACCGACTGCCCAGAAGGGATAGTCAAAGGAAGAGGCTGTACCGAGCCGAGCGTAACGCGTTCGATTCGGCCTTCGACGTTCTTCTTGATCGCCCAGATGAACGCGGAATCCAAAAGGTCATTCGGCGCGTTCGTAGGTCGAAGACCTGGAAATCGATCCTTCGTGAGTTCAACGTCACCCCTTACGAAGGACAGTTCCGCGTGACGCTCATCAAGTCACAGAAGAAAGGCGCGAGCGCGGATTCTCGTGACGGTCTTAAGTTCGGGACGTTGATGATCACGCTGCCTGTCATCCTTCATGAGCTCGCACACGTAGCCACAGGCTACGTGTGCGGTCACTCCTGGCCGTTCGCAAACGTGTACGTCAGGTTGGTAAGCCGGTTCATCGGACGGAGCGCGCGAAACGACCTCCGAAGGGCGTTTCGCGCGCTTAAGGTGCGGTACACGCCCCCTCGGAGCCTGTCGCCGGAGCGGATTTTAGCCCTCCAGGACCAAGGGCGAAGACTCTCGGCCCAAGCCGCGTTGGGGAGGCTCGATGGTGTAAAGGCCTTACCGACCTCACCCGAGGCTCGCCTCGCCGAGCCCCCGGAGACCATCGTCATTCCTCCTCAACGAGACATAGGTTCTCGAGCGGAACGTCGATCCTTCGCGAGCCAAGGGCTACGTGGATCATCTCGGCCATCGGTTTCTCGTCCTCGTCCACTGTCGCACGGAGTTCGATAACTTCTCCGTTGACCTCCGCCTCCAGGAAGACTACGTCGCCCTTCCTGAAGGGACGGTTCTCAGGATCAGTCTCTTGGAGCATGGCGGAGCACCTTATGAACGTACATGTGGACGAGGTCAAAGAACTTGTACGTCCTTGCGGCTGGGTACCTACGATCCTCGCAGAAGGCCCCAGCTGCCATGTAGATACTTGGTATGGCCGACGTCTGCCAGTAGTCCAGGAACTCGACGAATTCGATAGCCGTCTCGCCATCACGGCGTGTGATCCCGGAGATCTGGATCTTGTCCTTCCCCTTCATGACGCCATCTCGCGGTAGGATTTGGCGAGCTTTCGTAGTCATGGCTAGCTCCACAGTTGGGTTCTCTCGTAACACCAACAACCTTACGGCTTTCTAACCCCCGCTACTAGTGGAAAATTCAGAAGAATCTTTCCCAGGGGCGTCATTTTCTCGATAACCCCCGGAAATCTCATTCCGACTGAGCATGATCATGGCCAAGCTCGCCTCCGCTTTCCGGGCTGCTCCAAAGAAAGAGCTCGTCGAAACCCTCTCTATGGTCGCCGATCAATACCGCGATCGGCGAGGGATGAAGCCAAGGTGGGCTTCATGTACTCGATGCAAAGGAACCGGGATCATCAGCTGGTCCTCGCTCATCCCCGACACCAAGCTCCCTGACCTTCCATGTCATTCTTGCCGCACAACAGGCAAGTTCTTCCCACCGGACTCGCTCATGATCGAGGATGCTGTCACGTTCAAGGGACATCTTCGCTCGAGCTACAGATCGAACAAGGATGCGCGCTGCTACTATGTGTGGCGCATGGCCAGATTCCACGGTGGGAAGGATGTCACGATGCCAGTCACAGCATCGTGCGTTGTCAGTGGGGATCCGTTCATCCGGACCCTTGACCTCATCGCCGACGCCATCGCGAGGCGATACCTCGGCACCGACGTCGCCGCAGCCTACCGCTGGGGTAACGCGCTTGGCTACCTCCCCGACATTCCTTCTGGGCGATCTGCGACTGCCTAGGGGGTCAAAATTCACGATTTTTGTCCTAGCGTTAGAAGTCGCTGAGGGTGGCGAAGTTGAACGCGGAGCCAAGGAAATGAAGCGCCTTGCCAGTATGGTCTGGGTCATTTGCGTCGCAGCGATGCTCGTCCTCGCTGCATGGACTTATCTGATGTCGCCATGAGGACCAAAGACATCGAAGGATTTTGTTCAGTCTGTTCATTCAAGATCGAACGAACAGACGACGGTGCTGGGTTGGCTCATAAATTCCTTAACTCAAAGGAGTGGGAGGAACAGAATCCTCAAGTATGTGAGGATTGCGTGAAGGATCTCGCCGCAATTCTTGGACTCAGCGAAGAAGTTACGAGTCAGGTCCTCAAACAAGGATCACAACCACAACCAGGAGTCTAGAAGCATGAAAATCTATCTTATCCTCTGCGTTGTAACTCCTGTCCTATTTGCCTGCGCCTGTGCACTCGGTCGGTACAATCGCGACCGTAGGTATAGGAGCATGACTAATGGCAATCGCGTTCCCCAGCGCCCAGGGTTACGGAACTGATACTCCTGGTGGCCTTGGAGGGAAAATCCTCCGCGTTACGAACGGGAACGACGACGGCAGCCCAGGCAGCTTCCGCTGGGCAGTAAAGGAACCTTACCCCCGCATCGTCGTGTTCGAGTATGCCGGGGTGATCACACTCAACACTCCATTGTCGATTAACCAGCCCTATTGCACAATTGCTGGCTATCTTGCTCCGCCCGGTGGCGTAACTCTTCGCGGAGAAGAACTACGTTTCCGCTCTCACGACATCGTCATTCGCCACATGCGTCATCACGCGGGGCATATTGTCCCAGCACGGGACACATTTGACGACCGCGATTGCATGAACACGGATGGTGGCTCTGGCATCCACCACATCGTCGTTGATCACTGTGACCTTCTCTGGTCTGTGGATGAGTGCTTTGCAGCTTGGGGTGGTGCCCAGTATATGACGATCAGCGATACGCTGATTGGCGAGCCGCTCTGGCACTCGGTTCATCCTAAGACTGTCGGCCCACCGTTCAAGGGCCACTCGATGGGCTTGGTAATCAGTAGCGCCGACCCATTGAATCCAACGAAGTACGTCTCAGTCATTCGTACCGCGGTTGCTAATTCTAATCAGCGTAATATTCAGATCGACAACGCTGACTTCGTCGATGTTCGTAACCTTTACGTCTATAATTATGGTAATTTCGGTACAGCAGAACCTGGCGCTCCATTCGAATTTGAAGGCATTGCGGATAAGCAGATTAACCTTGTCGGTGCTGTCTATGATCCTGGTCCAAATTCCTATCCCCTTCACCCTGGCATTGTTATTCTCGCCAATAACGCCAACGGTAAACTCTTCATCGATCAGTGCCGTGGCCCTTGCGACGGAGTCCTGAATAGTGGTGGCGCGCCTGGCTTCAATCAGTGGAACTTCGTGAGACTTGGAAACGGTACTGTGCCGCCCGAAACGGGGCATCGACTCGACGCCCCGTTCGCTGCGCCAGAGGTCCGAATGACTGATCCTGACAAGCTTAAGGACTGCATACTCGCTAACTGCGGCGCGACGAAGCCAGGTCGAGATTCTCACAATCAGAGAATCATGGATCAGATTCGCAACAACACTGGAGCGATCATCGACGACGAGACGACGGTGGGAGGCTTCTAGAACTCCAGTAAAAGTGCTCTTTCCAGCACGTCCTAGCGTAGGCCACCCCGGAAGGGTAAAGTTGCCGCCCGAGCGAAAGAACCCCGGAGAACCCAATGTTCGTCATGAAGACGGAGCCGTTCCCGCATCAGGCGGAGTGGTTTGATCGTACGAAAGACCTCACAGCGTGGGGTCTTTTGTGGGAGCAGGGAACCGGGAAGACCAAGCCCACTCTTGATACCGCAGCGTATCTCTACCACAAGAGCGTAATCGACACTCTTCTTATCGTCGCGCCATCTGGCGTTCACAGACGGTGGATTAGCGACCAAATTCCCGCACATCTCCCTGAATGTGGAGACGTGTGGACCTTCTCCTGGTCTGGGCAGAAGTCGTCCACGCAGAAGCATGCTCTCGCCGCAGCAATCGCCCAGCGACACAAAGGAGGTCTCCTTTGTGTCGCAATATCATACGATTCTCTGATGACAGACCGTGGCGGGGACTTCGTGAAGGGCCTTCTTACGAAGAGGAAGTGTCTCTACGTCCTTGACGAATCGGATAACGTCAAGTCGCCGAAGGCGAAGAGAACGATTCGTGTTTTAGCCTCCAGCAAGTATGCAGTCTACCGACGGATCCTTACAGGGACTCTCGTAGACGAGAGTCCCTTTGATGTTTACTCCCAGCTCAAATTCCTCGACTCCGGAATCTGGGAGAAGATTGGCTGTAAGGGATTCGCGGCCTTCAAATCGTTCTTCGGCATCTTTGAGGAGCGAAGAATTGGTGGCCAAGACGGTAGGGCCTATCCACAGCTCATTAGTTATCGGAATCTTGAGCTTCTTAAAGGAGTGATTAGCTCTACCTCGAACCGGGTCACGAAGAATGGCACACTTAAGCTCCCACCGAAGCTCTACCAGAAGCGATACTTTTCGATGACCGCTGAGCAGTGCAGGGTCTACGAGAACCTTAAGAACGAATACGAGTCCACGATTCATAGCGGCGAGACGATTACTGCGGTTCTCGCCATGGTCCGTCTCACGCGGTTCCAGCAGATTACTTCTGGATTCGTGCCCACGACTGCAACCGTCGACTGGGGAGACAAGATTACTGCAAACTATGATCCAGAGGATCTAGAGGAATTCTATACCGACATACTTGAGACAAAATCGAATCTTGTTAAGAACGAGTTCCTTAATCTTCACCCAGACGCAAGTAACCCCCGTCTTGAATGCCTCCGAGAAATTCTTGAGCAGACGAACGGCCAGCTCATTATCTGGGCCAAATTCACGCGGGACATAGATTTGATCTGTGACCTTCTTGGTCAGATGAAAATCACCTTCGCTCGTTATGACGGCAAAGTTGCCCCAGACGATCGCCATCGGGAAGAGGACCGTTTCCACTCTGGAGAGGCCAGGGCCTTCGTATCGAAGGCATCGGTTGGTGGTGCTGGGCTTACGCTGATTGAGGCGAGAACTGTTATTTATTACAATAACACTTTTCGTCTCAAGCATAGGCTTCAGTCTGAAGATAGAGCCCATCGTCTTGGGCAGGACAACCAAGTTCTCTACATCGACATCGTTGCCGAGGACACTGTAGACGAAAAAATTCTCAACGCGCTCAGAACAAAGCGGCGAATCGCCAGTGAAGTCAACGGCGATAACCTCGCAGAATGGGTCTAACATGCTACCACGAGTATTCGTAGTCCAGAATCATCTTCGTTATGACCGGAACAGAGGCGACCTGGTCCCGAAGTATGACATTAGCCCAGCAGAAAAATTTGGAGAGTTTAAGTTCGTTCTGCCGCCCCGAGCGACTCTAGAAAACATTCCAGAGGTTCTCGGTCTAATGGAACGTTCTCTGTCTGATTACAGCGACAAAGACTCGCTACTCCTAATTGGCAATCCAGTATTCATCGGCTGGGCCGTTGCGATTGCAGCAAAGCATAATGGTGGCCGAGTTCGCTGCCTGTACTGGTCAGGCGGGACCCAGAGCTACGAAGTTGCCGCCGCAACAATTCCAGGGGTGGGAGTGATTCATGCCTGAGGACGTTTACGCACGGTACAGAAAGGATCCACCGGCAACGGATATGCAACAGCTTCGATCGCTCGCGCAGAGACAGGTCGAAGCTGAGGTAGAGGTCGAAAAGGCAGAGATCGCTCTGAAGAAAGCGAAGGAAGCCCTAGAGACCGTCTCAGAAGAGCTCCTTCCGAATGAGATGGAACGAATTGGGCTCGAGACATTTAAGACCAAGGAAGGTCTAAAGATCCAAGTCAGATCCACCATCTACTGCTCGATTCCGAAGGAAAAGAAGGAAGAAGCGATGCAGTGGCTGATTGACAACCAGCAGGGCGGGATGATCAAGAGAGAAGTTCTTGTCTCCCTCACCCAGCAGGAGGAAGTTGAGGCGATGGCTCTCTTTCTGATCCTGAAGAAGGCGTTCCCGAATGTGAAGATTGACCGCTACGTTGAATCTTCAACAATGCGCGCCCACATCGCGGAGGAGCTTGAAGAGGGGCGACCCTTCCCTATGCAACTCTTTGGTGCCGGCGCCGTCAAGAAGGCCAAGGTAGAAGTTCCCGCCTGATTGTCCCTGAGGCGGTAAAGTTACAGGGATGAACTAAGAACAAGGAACCTAAGAATGGTACGCAAGCGCAACGCATCACCCCCGCCCTCGTCAGAGCCAGCTGCCCAGGAGTCCCAGCTGCCGGTGAAGTATGACTACGGCCAGCACCAGGGCAAGGGCTTTGAGGGCACGAGTCAGGCAGACTTTGCTCTCCCGTTTCTCGGCGTGATTCAGTCGAACAGTCCGGAAGTGATCCAGGGTAAGCCGAAGTACGACGACAAGGCAAAGCCTGGAATGCTCATCAATTCGGTGACTCGCGAGATCATCGACGGTGTCAAGGGCGTCTACTTCATCCCCTGCGCTACCCAGCACGTTTTCGTCGAGTTCCGGCCGCGTGCCCAGGGCGGAGGGTTCCAGGGCGTGCACCCCGTTGATTCTGATATCGTCACGACTGCGAAGAATGCTTCGAAGGAGTTCGGGGACTATAAGACGGATGAAGGCAATGAACTGACTGAGACCTTCTACGTCTTCGGTATCCGGCTCGCAGCCCCCGATTCTACGGAAGGAGTGGAGGCCGTCTGCGTCGCTTTCACCAGCACGAAGATCAAAGTCTACAAGCGGTTCATGCAGGTTCTTCGTTCGTACAAGGGGAAGCCCCCGCTCTTTGCGCATCGACTGCTACTTCGTTCGGTGCCTGATAAGAACGCCCAGGGCGACTTTTTCAACTTCGCGGTTGGTCCCGCCATCGACGACAGTACGGCGAAGTCCCTACTGCCGCCGGTTCTTGAGGACGGGAAGACCCCGAATCCATTGCTCGAAGAGTGCGCTGCACTGAGCGAGCAAATTGCTCAGGGTGCGCGTGGCGCTGATCACGCTGCTGGTGCTGTCAGTGGTGAGTCGAGCGGCGCGAACGCCGACAAGCTCTTCTAAGAAAGAGCTCCCTGCGGTGGCTGGCGGAGTCTTTCCCCTCCCCAAACCGCCGTCTCCGTTAGCCATCGCAGGGGGTTTTATCGCTATGCAACTCGCGCCTCAGCAAAAAGAAGCTCTCCTCGCCGTTCGAGCGTGGCTCGAAGCTGGAATAGAGCCTCTCTTCAGGCTCTTCGGCTATGCCGGAACAGGAAAGACAACGCTGGCGAAGGGATTCTCTGCGGACATTGAAGGTCTTGCGCTATTCGCAGCCTTCACAGGCAAAGCTGCCTCGGTGCTTCGAAGCAAAGGATGCCTTAACGCCACAACTATCCATAAGCTGATCTACAACCCAGCTGAGAAGTCGAAGCTTCGGCTTATGGACCTGAAGCACATGCTGGTGAAGGAGAATGAGAAGAAAGACGAAAAATCTCTCACGGAAGTTTCTCGCCTCACCAAAGAGATCCTAGACGAGGAGAAGAGGCTGAAACAGCCGTCCTTCTCCTTGAAGTGCAAAGAAGCCAGCGATCTCTCAAGGGCAAAGCTGGTAATCATTGACGAATGCTCGATGGTCGACCGCAAGATGGGGGAGGACCTCTTGTCCTTTGAATGCCCAATCCTCGTCTTGGGTGACCCTGCCCAGCTGCCGCCGGTAAGAGGCTGCGGATATTTCACCGAGGGGACCCCCGATATCATGCTGACGGAGATTCACCGTCAGGCCGAGGGTTCGCCGATCATCGACCTGGCGACTAAAGTCAGACTTGGGGAGTACCTCAGTAACGGAACCTACGGAACATCCTTAGTCATTCCTCGGCGTGAGCTGACGCCAGAGAAGGTGATGGAGTATGATCAGATTCTCGTCGGTCGTAATTCGACGCGGCAGAGCGTTAACCGTCGATGCCGCGAGATCCTGGGCAGGAAGGACCTTCTTCCGGTTGCGGGGGACAAGATAGTTTGTCTCAAGAACAACCATGAACTTGGACTCTTAAACGGCGAACTCTGGGTTGTCGTTAGCAGTAACGTGATCGACGATGAAATGCTTGCGATGTCCATTCTTCGCCCAGAGCAGTCTAAGGAGGATCCCCCGCTCGAAATCCCAGTCTATCGGCATGCATTCGAAGGACGTGAGCTAGGACATTGGGAGCATGGCCAAGCGGAAGAGTTCGACTACGGTTATGCGTTGACGGTTCACAAGTCGCAAGGATCACAATGGGGATCGGTCCTTGTGTTTGATGAATCCTATTGTTTCCGTGACACAGCACAACGCTGGTTGTATACGGCAATTACTAGAGCGTCTAATAGGGTTACGCTGGCAAGATCTTAGGAGATCTAGGTGGAAGGGCCGCAACTAGAGTTTTCGGACACGCTGCACGCTGAGAAGTACCGACACGGTGGGGAGACATTCAAGGAGGCAATGAACCGGGTCGCTTCGGCGCTCAAAGACAACGACGAGCATTACTTCAAGACACGCGACATCCTTCTCGGGATGCGCTTCTTGCCAGGTGGTAGGATCCAGTCAGCGATTGGGTCCTCCAAGCGAACGACGCCGTACAACTGCTTCGTCAGTGGAACCATCGAGGACTCCTTCGTCGATGGCCACGGCTCTATCATGGAGCGTGCGAAGGAAGCGGCGATTACGATGAGGATGGGAGGTGGAATCGGTTACGACTTCAGCACGCTCCGCCCACGCGGCGCTCTGATCCGCAAGCTGAGTTCCAAGTCCTCTGGTCCGATATCCTTCATGGATATTTTCGACGCTATCTGCCGTTGCGTCGCCTCCTCTGGGCACCGGCGCGGAGCCCAGATGGGTGTTCTCCGCGTTGATCACCCAGATATCGAGGAATTCGTCCACGCGAAGCAAAATGGGACGCGCCTTACGGGATTCAATATCTCGATCGCCGTGACTGACGGCTTCATGCAGTGCGTCGAGAGTGGCACCCCGTTCATGCTGAAGTTTGCTGGAGAGAACTACCGCGAGATTGATGCTCGCGCTCTCTGGGAACAAATCATGCGCTCGACTTGGGACTGGGCGGAACCTGGCGTCCTATTCATCGACGCGATCAACCGCATGAATAACCTGTACTATTGCGAACAGATCGCTGCGACGAATCCCTGTTTCACTGGTGATACTCATGTATGGACAGCAGAGTATGGACCTGTCCAGTTCTCGACTCTCGCTGAGGCTAACCCGGAAAGTGTCCTCGTCCTAACACAGCTTCCTGATGGTAAACTTGTCTATCGAAAAATGGCTAACATTCGTCGGACTGCGACCAAAGCAAAGTTAGTTAGGATTAAGCTTGATAATGGTGGCGAGATTCGTTGTACTCCTAATCACGTTTTCTATATGCGTGATGGTAGTGAGTGCAAAGCAAAGGATCTACAGCCTAAGGATTCTTTGGCATCCGTCTATAGGCATAAGGCCAATTCGAAAGGGTACTTAAACCTTTTGAACGGAATTGTTCACCCACTTGAACATCATGTCCCGTTTGAAGGAATTAAGGGTCTTGGATCTAAAGTCCATACCCATCATATCAACGGCAAGAAAGGCGATAACAGGCCTTCGAATCTAGAGGTCATCGACTCTACTGAGCACCAGCGTCTTCATATGTCTGGTGACTCTAATCCTTTAAGAAGGATGCCGGGCAGAAACCCAATGAAGCTTTTCCCAGATTGCACACGAGGGCCAAAGAATGGCCGTTGGAGAGATGAAGTCTCCACGGAAAAAATTCTTGAGCTTCGTGGGTCTGGTCTTAGCTTCAACAAAATTGCGAAGCAAGTTGGTTGCTCGAAGTACACGGTTCAGCATCGGATCAAGACGGCTAACCATAAGGTCATCTCTGTCGAATTCCTCGAAGAAGTAGAAGATGTCTTTTGTGGAACTGTCGAAGAAACTAATCGTTTCTTCATCCAAACCGGCAAGAACGACGGCGTCCTCGTACATAACTGCGGGGAGCAACCTTTACCTCCTTATGGTGCTTGTCTACTTGGCTCCTTTAACCTCGCCAAATACGTTGATAAGAATGATAATAACGCGTTCCGCCTCGGCATGCTTGAGGAGGACATCCCGCATGTTGTTCGCGCGATGGATAATGTCGTAGACCGCGCTGTCTATCCGCTCTATGAGCAGGAGAAAGAAGCGCGGAGTAAGCGACGGATGGGTCTGGGCGTAACGGGTCTCGCGAATGCGTGTGAAGCACAGGGCCTTAAATATGGAACTCCTGAATTCATTAGCCTGACTGAAACCATCCTAAGAATAATCAAGGAAGGATGTTACCGAGCTTCCATCGACTTAGCAAAGGAGAAAGGTTCCTTCCCTAAGTATGAGGATGAGTATCTCGATGGGCAGTTCATTCGAAGTCTCAGCGAAGAAACTCGTGCTGGAATTAAACGACACGGTATTCGCAACTCGCACTTGACGTCTATCGCCCCGACTGGCACGATTAGCCTGTGCGCTGATAACGTCTCTAGCGGAATCGAACCTGTCTTTTCTCACAAGACAGAACGGACCGTCATCGAGTTCGAAGGACCTCGTAAAATCACGGTCGAGGATTATGGCGTTAAGAACTTTGGCGTGTTCGGTAAGAAGGCGGCGGATGTAAGTATAGACGAGCATCTTGCCGTGCTCGTCGCTGCCTCTGAACACGTAGACTCCTCCGTGTCGAAGACTTGCAACGTCCCAGCTTCCACAAAATGGGAAGATTTCAAGAATCTTTATTTCCAGGCTTGGAAGAATGGCTGTAAAGGTTGTACGACGTTTCAGATGGAAGGGAAACGCGCACCGATTTTGAAGGACGTTGAGCCTTCATCCTGCGCGTTCGATCCGGCTACTGGCCGTCGAGACTGCAACTAAGGGGGATTGGCGATGGCGGGCAAGATCGACATTTCGGTTATAACCCTAGGCACAGAACCCGAGGAGGCTGGCCTATTCGAGATGTTGAATCGGATTCCTAAATCTATTACGATCTCGACGATCGAAAGATCTTACACGACCTTCTCTCTTTCTCTTGCTAAAGCGTGCCAAGCTAGGGAAAGGCAGTGCCTCTTCTTTACTTCTGGCGGCCCAGAGTCACGGCACGCCGAAGCCGCGGCACACGGCGCGATCCCGATGTTGATTGAGCGCGCTAAGCTCAGTGAACAAGAAGCAATCGTCCGGTTCTTCATTAAGAAGAACGGCATCGGCGAGAGCCTGATTCTCTGGGACTGGAGCGACTGCCTAGAGATAACGAAGACGATCCGGGAGCGGCTTCTTACCCATCCTGACATGTTTGGGACATATGGTCATGTCCTGGTTCAAGACGACTCAGGGAGGGCGGTCTCTGCCCTTCTTTCGCTTATATTCAGGAATATGCCCTTTGCTTTCACTGTTTGTGCGTATCTAAGCCATAAGCCAACTTCCGGCTTCCTAGACCACTACCGCAAGAAGATCATAAAGGAAGCTGTAGATCTTGGCGTTCAGATCAGCGGCTCTAACTTGCATATTATTCATGATGACTATGTTCTGAACGAGATGTCAGAGCCAGGAGATGATCCACCTCATGGCTTGGATCTTGATCGCCGATACGGACTCAAAGCATATCGCTGGGCCGGTCGGAAGTTAACCGGCAAAGTTCTTCTGGTGGCCCAGAGATGACCCTATCACCTGGGCTCGACTTCCGGAAGAAGGAATACCGAAGAGAAACATTCCTTCGGTTCTATGAATTTCATCTTCGGTACAAGTCCCATCCCGGTGGTGTGTACTATCTAATACCATTCCTTCGAGAGCGGTATAAGTGGGATGATGAGCAGACGCTCTTCTTCTGTTTCCTCAACGGTAACACGCAGAACCCAGTTACAAGTTGGCTCCTCTTCAATGCAGGCAAGGATGATCTTGGATCGTTGAAGAAGTTCTACGAGGAGAACTATGGCCGTCTTCAGTACGACACCGATCGACGGCACCATAAACCTTTCCTTATGGAGTCTTTGGCGTCGTATTATAATCTCCTTGGAGATTATAGTCAGAAGAAGTTCTTGGACCAAATTGCAGATGGTGGTTTCTCCGCCATCTGGGACGCGGCGACTTCTGTCTACACCTTTGGCCGACTCTCAGCCTTCTCATACAGCGAATACCTTAAAATCGCTGGTGTCAAATTCGACTGCGACACACTCTTCCTTCACGATATGAGCGGTAGTAAGTCGCACAGGAACGGTCTCTGCATCGTTACTGGGAGAGATGAGTATGACTGGCACCATTCAAATCCAATGTTCGGAGGCGATTATCCGCCGGGTCTGGTGGAGACACTTATCCAAGAGGCAGATGAAATACTGGCTGAGGTACATGAGCGAGGTGCTATGGGTAGTAAGGATGCGAACCTCTTCACCCTTGAGAGCGCTCTATGCACGTACAAAAGCTGGCATCGGCCGAATCGTAGGTATCCAAACGTCTACAACGACCTCATGCACGATCGTATTTGTGCTGCCGAGTATTCATGGCCCGAGATAGACTTCTCGGTGTTCTGGGAGGCTCGGACAAAGTATCTTCCCTCTTATCTAAGGTTGGAAGATACTCTGTCCGATCCTGGCTGTGTCCCCGTCAAGCAGAACCACTACCTACGCACGGGTCAGCCGATTATGATGGATATAGAGCACGAGTGCTTCAAGAATAGCTTTAACGATGGCGTTAGGAACGCGGATGGGGAGCCTTCTCGCCTCCGCAAATTCTGGAGAAGGAAATGACGGATCAGCAGGAGCAGCAGCCGGACAAGATTGAAGAACTTGATTGTGGCTGTAAGAACCACTACTACGGCGAAAAGAAGGCTACTGCCCCATGTAAGGGCTGCGCCACTCTCACAATTGGTAATCATCTCATGACGATTGCTAATTCTCTTGCTGGCATTGCTTCTGTCCTGATCGCTGCTGGGACGAAGGACTCTGTTGATCGAGCGAATTCTAAGAAAGCGTCTGAGCAGAGAGAATTCGAAGCGATCAGGAATAAGATCGCTCCGACTCTGAGGAAAGTGTGATGTTCGTTAATATTCGCGGCACCAACGGCTCAGGAAAGACGACTCTTGCTCGAAAGTTTCTCGAGCAAGCGGTTAGGGTGCTGGACCTAGGACCGCTTATCTGCCCTTTAAGTGGGAAGTCGGTTATCATCCCAGGGCACGTGACTGGGGATGGGATCTGTGTGATTGGCAGCTATAAGATGATGTCCGGTGGTCTTGATTCAATCAAGAGCACCGACACCCAAAGGGACGCCATCCGTCTTGCAGTCAAAACAGATGGCGTTAAGCACGTCCTCGCGGAAGGAGCTCTTGCCTCCGGTCTTTTCTCCTCGTGGTACGAATTCGCTGCTGAATTCCCAACCACCTGGGCTTACCTCGAAATTTCTCCCGAAGAGTGTGTCAAAAGGATCTACGCCAGGAACGGTGGCAAGGCCTTCCAAGAGAAGAATGTTCGTCACAAGCATGACGCCGTTCGCTCAACGAGGCGGAAGGCGATGCAGAGCCAACGAGTCAAGGTTCTAGATCTTCCAGCAGGTCAAGAGTATCAGACGCTCGTGAAGTATCTCTGGGACTGTGAGATGGCGGTCAATGCTCTACCCTGAACCGCTCTGGTACTGGATGACGGAGCGTGAGAAAATCCGTCAAAACCGAATGGCAGGAATACGCCCTCCGTTTACGCAGGACGTTATCTTGCAGACCTTTAAGTTCTGCAATGTGTTCCGGGAGCATGATCGCGTTACGACTTGGATCCGTGAAAACATTCGAGAGCCCTATGACAAGCATCCAAATTTGTTTGTGATGCTCGGCATGGCTAGAATCTACAACCTCCCAGAGACACTTCAAGCTCTCATTGACGGTGGACCTGAGACGTGGCCGGTTATCTCGCGCGCTTTTGATTCTCGCGCCGTTACGAAACTGACGCAGGAGCGTAAGGATCAAGGTCGTAAGATCTATACGGGTGCCTACATGATTAGCGCACCGAGCAGCCCAAGTAACCTGTGGTTCGGCCAGTCGAAGCAGGCCTACATCGCAGAAGGAGTGGTTGGTGGCCTCTTCGCAAGGCGACGCGACTGCCCATTCCGTCATTCTAGCGACTCTCCGCTTCCACTTGAAGGTGCTTGGTCCTGGATGCGTACGAATAAGCTTCTTGGGTGGGGACCGTTCATGTCCTATGAGCTTGTTACGGACGCTCGATGGACCTCTCTCCTCCGTTGTTCGCCCGACATTGACTCCTGGGCTAATGCAGGTCCTGGAGCCATCAGAGGGCTCCGTCGGCTCCTACGAGAGGACGGCCGTCTACGGGGAGTACCCTCGCCCACGGTCTCTAGAGCCGAGGCTCTACCGCTTATGCAGAGGCTCCTAGAGGAGGCCCCCCGGAACCTTCCTAGGTGGTTCCCGCGCCTGGAAATGCGGGATATCCAGCATAGCCTCTGCGAAGTCGATAAGTACCTCAGAGTGAAGCATGGGGAGGGAAGACCGCGTTCTATGTTTCACGGAGCAGCGTGGTATGGAAAAGAATGGAGTAAGGCTTAGCGATTACGTTAAGCAGCAGTACCTTAAAGGCAAATTCCCGGCAGAAGGGGAATTTGTCGGAAATGTCAGAATTACGGCTCAAGATACTTACAAAAGAAAGTGTCTTCTAGTCGAAGTTGTTGACGAGAAAGGTAACCCCCTTTTGTCATTCGTTTCGAGATTACTAATGAACGGGGAGTACCTCCTGTTCCCTTCAGACTGGAAGTTCAGAATTCCGTTTAAACTCACTACCACTTAGGAGAACCCAATGTACGTCTTCCAAGGAAGGAATGCACAACAGATCCTTCCGCGTGTTGCCCAGCACATGAAGCTGTACGGCGTGGAACGCGAAAGCCGGAACGGGAAGGTGAAGGTCTTCCCGTATCCAGTCACAACGGTATACGAGCGGCCGCAAGAACGTGTTATCTTTTCGAAAAGCAGAAAAGCTAACCCGTTCTTTCACTTCTTCGAAGCTCTCTGGATGCTGGATGGGCGTAAGGACGTATCCTGGATCGAGTTCTACAACTCGACCTTCGGCCAGTTCAGCGACGATGGACTGACGTTCAACGGCGCTTATGGTGCTCGTTGGCGCAGCCATTTTGGTTATGACCAACTAGAACGTATCGCCAGCGCCCTAGCTGAGCATAAGGACGACCGTCGTCAAGTTCTCACAATGTGGGACGCTCGATTGGACCTGGGCCTTGCCAGCAAGGATGTGCCGTGCAATACGCACTGTTACTTCCAGGTTGGGACGTCTGGATCGTTGGACCTGTTCGTTTCAAATAGGTCCAATGACATGATCTGGGGAACCTATGGCTCAAACGTAGTTCACTTTTCAATGCTGCTGGAATTCATGGCTGCGCGCATCGGCGTGCCGGTTGGAAAGTATTACCAGGTCTCGATGAACACGCACATCTACGAGCGGCACTTTTCGTTGCTGAATGACTTACCTTCAGAGGTAGGTCTATTCGGCGATGAGAAAACCTGGAAGACTAGCAAGATTAAGGAGACGGATCCATACGTTGTGCGTCCTGGCGAAATCATTTCCATGGTGAAGAATGGGGAGTCAGCTTCTGACTGGCGCAACGACCTCAGCCAGTTCATGAAGAACGAGCCTTCAATCTACGTGACTCGATTCTTTAATGAAGTTGCATCTCCTCTCAGAGCAGCCTGGGCTCTATTTAAGAAAAAGAGCGAGGACCGCTTCGATAGCGCTCTTGAAGCGCTAGGACGGTGCGCAGCGTCTGATTGGGCTCTTGCGTGCAGGGACTTCATTCACGAAAGGAGAGCCAATGCTGTCACCAGAAAAGAAGGCTGAGAAGCTCCTCTTTCTAAGAGAAGCGGGTGCTGTGGAACGGTCACATGCGTGTCCGCATCACGGATCGTATAGCATCGCCCAGCACTCGTTCCAAATGGCAATGATCGTTCTAACGTATCACCCGTCACCTTCCTTAGCGGTGCTTGAAGCTGTGCTTCTTCACGATGTCCACGAGAGGGTGACGGGTGATATTCCGGCTCCAGCACGGTGGTCCTCTCCTGAGCTAAAGGAAGCAGAGCATGGTCTACGGGATCTCCTTCGGAAGAAGCACGAGATCATGCTTGAACTTCCTGCAGACGAGAAGGCTTGGCTTAACTCAGCCGACCGCCTCGAGCTATTCCTCTGGGCAAGGGACCAGCTAGCCTTTGGTAATCGCCATATTGAAGGAATCATCGAAGAGCTCAAAAGCTGGTTTCGTGAGAGCTGGTCTCGCGTCCCAGACGAATTGAAGCCAGTCGTAAAGTCCTTGACGGACATGACGACATGGAAGAGGGGGAGCGATCGACCGTGAGCGACTACATCGACCATCTTTCTGAGATCGGCGCGGAAGATGCCGCTGGATTGAAAAAGGCCCAAGAGTCGTATGGGGACTCCTGGAAGAAGCGTGGCGGTACTGGTGCCTTCATGATGCTGGCCAGAAAGATGGACAGATTGGAACTTCAAGCAAAGAATTTCAATTATGACATCTTTGTTGCGATTGAAGAAGATACCCGTGCCGAAGGGATCATCGACGACATCCGCGACCTTCGTCGCTACCTGATGCTCGTCGAGGCAGAGATGCGCGCCCAGGGAGCGATGTCGGCCAAGTCAACGCATCGGGATAACTCTAATGCCTGAATTCAGCCACGTGATGATCGACCTGGAAACTCTAGGCCGCGCGCCCACCTCCGTCTTTCCGTCCCTGGGCTGGTGTGTCTTTGACCCGTTCTCGGATAGGATGGGAGACCAGGGTCAGGTTAACATTAAAATTGACTCGGCTATCGGCTCTGGTCTAACAATGGACGGTGACACGATCGAATGGTGGATGGGGCAGACTGGCCAAGCCAGAGTAAACCTGTTCAAGTCACCACAGGCCATTGAAGAGGCGCTCTCCATCTTCTCTGAGATGTTTCGAACGCAAGTCGGCCCAGAGGCCCTCCTCTGGGCCAGCGCTCCTAGCTTTGACATCGCGATACTTGAGAACGCTTACTTTAAGCTTGGGTATGAACGACCCTGGAAGTACAACCATACTCGCTGCCTCCGAACGCTACGGGACATGGCAAGGATGAGAGCAATCGAAGTCCTAAGATGGAAAACCCGCATGTTGCGCTCCTAGACGCAATCAATCAGGCGAAGGAAGTTCAGTTCATTTACAGCGCGCTAGGCGTGAAGCCGTGAAGAAGCTAGGCGACAAGGATCGGATGCCGTTTGGAAAGTATAACGGAAAGACCATGGAAGAGGTCCCAGCGGGATATCTTCTTTGGCTAGATACTGAGTTGGAGGAGCAAACTCTTCTTAACGAGGCGCAGCAAGCTGTTAGGGAGTACATTGACGACAACCGTTCGGTGCTCGAGAGCGAATCGAAATGACGCTCCAGCATCCAATGTTTAAGCCTAAGATAGAATGGGCGCCACCCACGATGGCAAGTATGCCCTCGTGGGCGGGCGCAGGGAGGGTCTCAATTGACCTCGAAACGCGCGACGAAAAGCTCTCGAGTCTGGGCCCAGGGGTTAGGCGAGGTGCGTATATCGTTGGCATTGGATTTGCCATCGAAGACGGTCCTGCGCACTATCTACCGATCCGACATCTCGAAGGTGATAACCTCCCTGATGGGCAGGTTATTTCGTACTTCAAAAATCAAGCTAAAGTCTTTACAGGTGACTTGGCCGGCACTAATCTCCAATATGACCTTGACTACCTCCTCCAAGAGGGAATCGAGTTCAAACCGCGTTTCTTCCGCGACGTCCAAATCGCGGAGCCGATCCTCGACGAGCTCCAAGACTCTTACTCGCTGGATAGCATCGCCGGACGCTACGACCTCCCTGGTAAGGAAATGCGGACGATCTCAGACGCTGCATCGGCATACGGATTTGTTGGGTCCGAGTTCTGGCGTAACCTCTGGAAGCTCCCAGCACGATACGTCGCGGACTATTGCGTACAGGACGCACGCCTCCCCCTTACTATTCTCAGGAAGCAAGAGTCTAAGATCGACGAAGAAGAGCTCTGGGAGATCTACAACCTCGAATCGAAGCTGATGCCCGTCCTCCTTCGCATGAAGAGGAGGGGGATCAGATTTAGTCCGGATCGTCTAGAGAGGGTGGAGAAATGGTCTCTAGAAGAAGAGACTAAAGCACTCGAGACGGTCCGGGCTGAAACCGGAGTCCGAATTCAACCCGGCGAATGCATGAAAGCTGAGTTGCTGGCGAGGGCGCTGAAAACGATTGGGGTTGAAGCACCTCTAACCGAAAAGACTCGTAAGCCTAGCATCGATAAAGAGTTCCTGGCTTCGGTGGATCACCCCGTCGCGCGCGCGTTGGAGCGCGCACGAAGAGTGAACAAAGTTCGTTCGACCTTTGTTGAGTCGATTCGTACGCACGCGATCGGGGATCGAGTGCATTGCGGCTTCAATCAGCTTAGGAGGGAGAAGGATGAAAAAGAAAGCTACGGGGAAGGTGCTCTTGCTGGGGCCGCTTACGGCAGAATATCTTCTGAACACCCGAACATGCAGCAACAACCTGCCAGGGATCCGGAGATCGGTCCACTCTGGCGCTCGATCTATGTTCCGGAAGACGGTGAAAGTTGGGCAGTCCTTGATTTCTCTCAGCAGGAACCCCGAATTCTTACGCACGGTGCGGAGCTTGCTGGGTGCGTTGGAGCTTACGAAGCCGCCGAGCGATACCGTAAAGATCCTTCAACAGACAATCACGCTATGCTTCGAGACATGCTTCGGTGGGAAGGTAAGACAGGACGAGATCGAGCTAAGAATATCTTCCTTGGGCTCTGTTACGGTATGGGGGAAGCAAAACTTTGTCGCCAGGTGGATCTCCCTACCAAGTGGGAGTATTCATCGAAGTACAAGAGAACGATCGAGGTTGCTGGGCCAGAAGGCAAAGCACTCCTCGATGAATTCAATCGTCTTGTGCCGTACCCCAGACAGCTCGCTCGCATCATTCAGCGCCTCGCAGACCAACGTGGATTCATTCGAACACTTGGCGGGAGACGGTGCCGGTTCCCACGCAAACAGGACGGCACCTTCGACTGGACGCACAAAGCGCTCAATCGCTGGGTCCAAGGCTCGTCTGCGGATCAGGTAAAGATCAGTATGGTCCGTGCAGACGAAGCGGGCTATCAGCTTCGCCTGCAGGTTCACGATGAACTTGATCTCTCAGCACCTTGTAGGGAAAGTGTCGAGGGTCTAGCCGAAATCATGCGGAGCAGCCTCGACCTCAATGTCCCCTCGAAGGTGGACATTGAGGTCGGACCAAGTTGGGGGGAATGCAAGTGACAGATGGAACGTTCTACAAGTGGGACGAACGGTTTCTTAAGCTCGCGAAGGAGATCTCGAAATGGTCTAAGGACCCCAGCACAAAAGTTGGCTGTGTGCTAACAGATCACAATAGGCACGTTATCTCAACAGGCTACAACGGATTCCCACCAGGGGTGGTCGATCGCCCAGAGTGGCTTGCAGACCGCGACACGAAGCTCCTGTTCACGATTCACGCGGAGATGAACGCGGTACTGCAAGCACGGAGAGACCTCCGTGGCTGTAACGTGTACGTCTCGGTCCCTTTCATCTGTAAGGAGTGCGCACGTAACTTGATCGGTGCTGGAGTTGGTCGAATCTGCGTTGCTGGCGGAGAAACCCCGACACGGTGGAAGGACGAATGGGAGAAGTCCCTAGAGATCTTCGGGGCCTCGACCGTTGAACTGATCGAAGAGTCCATCGATGTCTGAATCCCATATGCGCGGGATGGTTGTGAAGGCTCTCCATAACTTTCATGCCGTCGCGGTTGAGAATCCGATCTGGCCTGGGACACCAGATGTGAATTACTCGCTGGGGTGGATTGAGCTTAAAGAACTTAAGGGTTGGCCAGAACAGGAGGACACTCCTGTTCTGATCGATCACTTCACCCAGGAGCAACGACTCTTCAGCAAGATGCGTGGGCGTGCTGGTGGGTCGTCCATCCTTATTCTTAAGGTCGGAAACGAATGGCTCTTCTTCAATGGTGAGCCGGTCTGGGAATCGGTGGGGAAGGTTTGTAAAGCAGATCTATTTTTGTACGCGCAAAAGTATTTTGCAAAGAACCCGAGCCTTGACGAACTCCGGGACGCTGTTCTGACCGTGTCGTAACCGATGAATACCGACACCTTAGAGGTCAGGAAGTTCCTATCGATTTGGGAACCCCTGGGCGAATTCTGGGGCATGACGGCTATCCGCATTGACCAGAAGGGAACCGTCACACGAACATTTTCGCCAGGCGAAATTGAAGAGGCTCTTCAATGGATCATCCTTCAGAATGAAGTCGAGAGGCGGAATCTCTACTTCACGGTCAATTCCGTCAAAGAGAAGACTGGGATTAAGCCATCCCGTGACGATATTAAAGAGCTCCGCTGGCTTCACGTAGACATCGACCCCCGTAAGGGTGAGGATCTTGCCCAGGAGCAGAAGAGGATCGAGGCGCTTATTTCGTCCGACAACCCCGCTGGGCTACCGTCACCCTCTCTGGTGACTTTCTCAGGCGGTGGTTACCAAGCGTTCTGGAGACTGAAGTCGCCGGCGGTTGTGATCGACATCAATCATGCTGAGGAGTTGAAGCTCTATAACCTCCAGATCGAGAACCAACTTGGTGGCGATAAGTGCCACAATATCGACCGCCTCATGCGGATTCCTGGGACGATCAACTGGCCCAGCGAAAAGAAAATTAAGTCTGGTCGTGTTCCAAGTATGGCCAGGCTTGTCCTCGCCCGAAATGTTGCCTATGACCTAACCGCCTTCAAGAAAGCCAAGGTAGAGAGGCTCAAACCGACCCACCAGAATGGCGTTGCGATTGGGCATACGCTCAACATCCCAGACCTGAAGTCAATTCCTCGTCTCAAATCGATCGAAGAACTGCCTTCAGAGGTCAAAGACTACACTAAAGTCGTCATAGTTCAGGGTGGCGACCCAGAGGATCCGCAGAAGTGGGGCGGAGACCGTAGCGACGTCGTCTGGTATGTAGCCTGTGAACTTGTCCGTGCTGGCGCCACGGATCTAATGATCTACAGCATCCTCACAGACCCCGCATTCGGAATCAGCTCTCACATACTAGAGCAGAAAAACCCCGAAAAAGTCGCTCTCAGAACCATCGAACGCGCTCGTGAGATGGCGATTGACCCAAAGCTGCTCGAGCTCAACGAGCGCCATGCGGTGATCGCCGACATCAGCGGTCGCTGCATGGTAGTCTCCGAGATCTTCGATCACAACATGGGCCGAGTCCGTATCAGCCGTCAGACCTTCGAGCACTTCTCTAACCGCTATCTCAATGAGAAAATTGAGTCTGAAGACGGCAAGTTCAGCGCGCCCATTGGAAGGTGGTGGCTTCACCATCCCCGTCGGCGACAGTATGAATCCCTCGTATTTGCTCCGGGGCAGGACATCCCAGGCGCTTACAACATGTGGAGGGGCTTCGCCGTAGAATCGAAGGCGGGGGATTGTTCAGTCTTCCTTGACCACATGAAGAATGTACTGTGTAAGGGTGATGAAGAAGCCTATCAGTATCTTCTCTTTTGGATGGCTAATGCGGTTCAGCACCCCGCTGAACCGGGGCAGGTGGCTGTCGTCCTTAAGGGACGGATGGGAACAGGAAAGTCCTTCTTTTCCAGCACATTCGGGTCCATCTTCGGGCGCCACTACATCGCCGTCTCAGACTCGAAGCACCTCGTCGGCAGCTTCAACGCTCACCTGCGTGACTGTGTCATTCTATTCGCAGACGAGGCGTTTTATGCTGGGGACAAGAAGCATGAAGCCATATTGAAGACTCTAATTACAGAGTCCTCGTTGGCCATCGAATCTAAAGGGTATGACATTGAGATTCAAAAGAACTGCACACATCTGATCATGGCCTCCAACGAGTCCTGGGCTGTCCCTGTGGATATGGATGACCGTCGGTTCTTTGTCCTTGACGTCTCTGATGAAAGGATGCAGGACCGAAGTTACTTCCGTGAAATGGCCCAGAGTATGAGGGCTGGAGGAAGTTCGGCCCTGCTGAACTTTCTCCAGTCTCTGCCTCTCGACGACTTTGATGTTCGAAATCGTCCGAAGACCGCGGCTCTTCGGAAGGAGAAGCTGCTGTCTATGTCGATGGAAATGGACTGGTGGTACGGCTGCCTCAGAGAAGGAAGAGTCCTTCTCGGTGACGGTGAGTGGCCCCCATATGTCCTCACGGATGCTCTTCAAGCATCCATGATGCGACACTGCAAGATCTGGAAGACCTACTCTGCTCGCTCCAGCCAAACGAGGCTGGGCCAATTCCTTCGTAAAGTTTTACCACAACCTCTGAAAAAGCGAAGATTAATGGGAATTTCAGGGTATAAGGATGCAGATGGGCGCGATGTAACGGTCGAAAATGGGGTGGCGCTTTTGCTGCCACCCCTTGAAGCTTGTAGGAAACGTTGGGAATCAGAGTTCGAGTTGTTAGAACCCTGGCCGGAGGATTACGAGAATGTTAGTCTCAAAACTCTCAAGCCTTGAATACGACTATGTGGTCGAGGATGGGCATGCGTACGAGAAATTCACGAACAAGGTGACAGGATACTCCTCGGTGTGGAACGCTGAGACTGGGTATTCGGCGAAGTATCTTCTAGAAGGGCATACGGGAAAGGTCCTGGTGGCGGGTGACCCATCGAAAGAGAAACCGAACCTCTTCGCACTACATATGATGGCTAGGCTGATACCTCCAGCTTCAGTAGCCTGGACGCCTTTGGATAAGAACGAGAAGAACGACCTTGTTCCGTGGACGCACACGACTGGACCTTCTGCCCGGCGGTATACGTCGCCTGCGCTGAGATATGCGGTGGACTTGGATGCGGCGAGAAGGACCGAAGGCCTGGCGGCGCTTCGGTCCTTCTCGAACGACGAGCATCAACGACCCCTCTCCCACGTCCAGCCGTTCGATGTTCGCGAGGATCTGTCGATCAATAAGGATACCGCGAATAGCTGGACAACCGATCAGAAGACGACCGCTGGATTCAATGCCTGGGATCCTGCCCACTGCTGCCTAGCCAACGAGTTCGCTTCGGCGATCGTCGGCCAGGATGAAGGTCTCGAGGCCTTTATCATGCAGTGGCGAATTCTTGCTAAAGGTTTCCCCTCGAAGACCTCATTCTGGTACAACCAACAGCGAGCAACAGCGTGGTCACTGATCTGTGACTGGGAGGCATCGTGGCTAGGCTTGTCGGACGACTTCTGTCGTGCAACGGGCCTGATGGTTGGTCCTAAGGAGTCGTTGAAGGCACGTCTTCGAAAAATCTGCTCCGAGCTCCCTTACGATCCTCTCGTCAGTGGCCCAGCAGACGATCGTGTAATGGAGGTCATCGGTCAGTTCTCGTGTGATGGCGTGGACTATGGAGTTCAGTGCCACGGCGAGTACATGTGGCAGAAAGCGATGCGAACAACGAGTCTGGCGCTTATCGCGTCAGACTCGTTGTTGAGCGACGACGGTTTGGTGAAGAAACTTGCTCGTGACTATGCCCTGAAGAGCGTGAAGGACATGTACGCGATGTACGTTCATGGGACCGGGATCGCCTGGTGCGCAAATTACACGTTGATGCCGTATGAAGTCGCAGCGAAGTTGATCGCTATGTGTACTGCCCAGGGGATTAATAGTGGCCGGAAATACATCGCCTACCCTGTAAGTGGCTTGTATAAGGTAGGGGAGGTTCCTATCGCCCAGGACTGCGCGCTTCACCTTCTGGGCTGGCTCCTCCTTTACAAGGAGCGCAACGCTGTGCTCGACGACCTGTACCGTATCTGCCCTTCCCCTGGCGCGACGCGCTACGAGCCGCAGGTACAGGATGCCTCGGTGGCGCTCTACCTTGCTATGGGGTCGAGCGGGGGCGACGCTATGGGGATCCCTGGGGTTACATGAGATCTTTAAGAATTTTGGAGTTTTGACGATTTTCCTGTAGCGCCAGGGGTGGATAGGTGGTACAGTTTGGCGCGTTGTGAGTGAAACTGGTAGGAGTAAGACCGTGGCCCGACCGAAACCTCCAAAGCGTCCCCGACCCTTCACAAAGCTAAAGGATCGCGGGCATGGGATGCCCGCCCTGCGAATCAAGCGCGATGAAGCCATCCTTCACTCGAAGGCCCTTCGAGTGATCGCGGACGGTGCGTCCTCGAAGGCTGACGTAGCGCGAGCGCTTCGGTGGTCCCCTTCGAAGGTGTCGCGTGTGGTCGCGCAGCTGGTGAAGGGGGGTTCGATCCAGTCGGATTTCACTCTCACCCGGCGCGGCGCTGGTAGGCTGCGATTCCCGATCCTGATCTGACGCATCCGACGTGTGAACCCAAAGAACCCAATTAACAAAAGGAGCATGAGGATGGCCTGACGTGATCCTGATCTGCGGTGATTGCAAGTCCCAGTTCATACTGGAGGCAGCTGCAGCAGGGCAGTTCGAGCTAAGAACGTGCTGTTTAACTAACGTTCTCAAGTTTGAAGAGCTCTGTAAGGTTACCGTGATGAATCAGATCATCAAGAAAAACACGCAAGCTCTGGGCGACGATCTGAAGAAGCTGGTCGATGCCGCTGTGGTGTCAAATGACCAGGATCTACGCAAGTTAGCGATGCAATTTCGACCAACCTTTACCATTCAAGGAGAATGAAGATGGCTACGAGCAAGAACGCGACTCCCGCTGCTGCTGCGACTCCGAAGGCGCCGAAGGTCAAGCGCGACCCGACGCTTCCGAAGGTCTCCGGTCTGTACATGGACCTCTCTGCGGCCGAGTCGGCGCTGAAGTCGGACAAGAACTTCGTCGGGATGCGGGCCTTCTCGATCCGCACCGGGCGGAACCCTCCGTCGTTCATCCTGTCCGTGTCCCGTTCGCAGGCGCTGCGCGCTGCCGTCGCTGCGGCCAACATCACGGTCGATGGCGCGGGGGTCAAGCGGAAGAGTCTGCTCGACAGGCTGGACAGCCTGACCCCTGCGCAGCTGCAGGAGCTCAAGGCCCGTCTGCAGCAGAAGGGCGTCTGACGTGTAGCACCGGCCCAGGGCACCCCCCCTGGGCCGGTGCTTCTCTTCTAAGAAGGACAACCAGCCCGGTTGGTAATAGCCAATCGATCAACGCGTAGGGCTTGGCTTAGTTGCGTTGAGACTAGGCTGAGTTAGCTGGTTGTCCTCCTCGCTTTACGACGTGCGTAACGCCGTAGGAGAACCCAATGAAGACGACTCCCCCGCTCGTGTCGACCCGCCGCGCCTACGAAAGCGGGATGGCGTGCGTCGTGGTGCTCGTGGTCGTGGTCGCGTCGCTGATCGGAGGTGCGCGATGAACGCCATGGATCTGATCGACCGGCTCAAGCGCTTCTTGAACTCTCCCGACCCGATACGCGCGACGCTCCGCTTGGACGACAGCAACCGCGATGCCGTCGAGGAGTTGGTGGCCTTGCTCGATGGACACTCCAAGTCCCTCGCCGCCGCCAGCGACGAGGCGTACGACCGAGCCGCCTTCGTCGCACGACACGCCAAGAATCCGCACAACGCGATGCATGCCGAGGCGCTGGAAGCGGCACAGAAGAAGAAGAAGAAGCATGAGTGACAACAGCCGATGAACAACGTCCTGGATCGTGTCGTGGAGGAGCTCCAGTGAATCGTGTCGGGGATCGTGTCCGGGATCGTGTCTGGGATCGTGTCCGGGCTCGTGTCCGGGCTCGTGTCGAGGATCACGTCGGGGATCGTGTCCGGGATCGTGTCCGGGCTCGTGTCCGGGCTCGTGTCGGGGATCGCGTCCGGAATCGTGTCTGGGATCGTGTCGGGGATCGCGTCCGGGATCGTGTCCGGAATCGTGTCCTGAATCGTGTCACGGATCGCGTCGG